TCAGACAATTCTTCCGCTGTGCCATTAAAAATGTACACAACGTCAGTGCCAAAATAGGTTTGAATTTGTTCTGGTGTCATGGCTATGTTGAAGTGTATGTATACGATACTTGAACTTTTAATCCTGAGCCGGGCTTAATAGTTCCTACGTTAGTAATATCTAAATATATAGAAGTATTTGCAGCTAACGCATGCGATGTCGATACAGAGTAGCTTGTTCCATTGTTTGGTATTACCAAAGTGCGTAATAATGTGGCACTGCTGTATCCAGATAATCCTGCTTTTACCGGTATACTAATACCTGACCCGCCGCTTGGGGCAGACGTTACAGTTGCTTTAAAACTTGTTATAGTAACCGCTTGTGGAAAAAGCCAACCACCACTATCGACTATTCCTAACGTGCCGTTAATATTAGACTGCTTAAACAGTATTGCAGTGCCGTTACTAATTACAAGCGCCTGTGCTACAAGTAGTTTTGATAAAATTGCTGTAGGGGAAGTAACAAAAATGTTTTTTGTTCCCGCAGAAAAATTTACTTTTGCGGTAGTATCAAGACTGTTGGAGTACACCGCATCTCTGGTAAGAGTGGGGCCAACGGTACTATATGTTCCAAGACCTATTTCCCACTCACCCGGATTAACAGCGGAAATACAGTAATAAGTTGAATTACCGTTACCAACAGCAGAAAAGGCTTTGTAACCAGATACTGCGCCTAAAAGCACAGCATCCCCCGTACCCGTTACAGCGGTAGTCTCTTGAACTCTGTCAACTATAAAAGTCGGCATTTGTGCCTCTACGGTATTGTGTTACTGACCAAAACCCAATCAGCGACCTGATCGTCAGCAATTGTAGACCAACCCGGCGTTTGTGTGCTACTTACTGCTTGCCAACTTGACGCTTGTGCATTGGATATTACCTGCCAAGCGGCCAATTGAGCGTCGTTGATGGCCTGCCAATTTGCTGTCTGACTGTCATCAATGGGTCTCCAATACACAGGGAATATGTTTCCTACGGCACCATTTGCCGTAACCCCAGATAGCGCAACAACAACATTTTGCCCAACAGAGCCAACTGCTCCAGTAGCAGCATTGTTTGTTAACGCTAACCCAAAATCAGGTGTTGGTGCTTGTGCTGCTCCTGTAGCGCTTGTTCCAGATGCTTCAGTAGTAGTGACTACTTCCGTGTTTCCTACGTTACCTGTAGCAGAATTACCTGTGTTTTCTACTAACTCATCTGGCAGTACTGCGCCAACAAAACCTGCAACTATGTTTCCCGTAATAGCTACTGCGGCACCGCCGTGAGTTACCGTGCCAACTTCTCCGTAAGCGGATACCCCGGTAAGGTTTACTGCAAGTGAAACACCGACTAAACCAACGTTTCCAGTTGCGGCATCTCCGGTTTCTGCGTCTGAATTGTTTGGGGTCAATACCCCTGCACTACCATTAGCAGATGCTCCAGTGAGTGCTACGGCAAACGAAACACTAACTGAACCAACAACGCCTATTGCTGCATCGCCTGTCTGGCTGTTTGAACTGTTTGGGGTCAATACCCCTGCGCTACCATTAGCAGATGCTCCAGTAAGTGCTACAGCAAACGAAACGCCAACTGAACCAACAACGCCTATTGCTGCATCGCCTGTTTGGCTGTTTGAACTGTTTGGAACAACGGTTCCAACAGTACTTGAAGCTGTTACCCCAGATAAATCTACTGATACATTTATACCAGCAGTTCCAACATTACCTGAAGCTGTTACCCCAGTAAAAGGGATACCACCACCCCAAAAATTAGAACCCCAAGTGTTGTACCCCCAATCGCCAGAATCAACTGGGTCTGATAGCGCACTTGCGGCTATTGGAGCCGCGCCTACAGGACTCGACCCAATCATGGGCTACCTTTATGTTGTTGCTAGGCGCAACAAAGCAGTAGTAGTGGTGTTAGCAGGCATTGTCAACGTAAAAGTGCCCGCTGTAATTGACTGCGAACCAAAGGTATGAACGCTTACCGCCTTATTACTCTGCGTCGAGTTATAGATCAAAACACAATCAAATGCTGTTGTCAGTGTAACTGCGGTGTACACAATAGAAGCCGATGGCGTCCAATACCCTACGCCCGCTGTTGCAGACGAGTTTGTAGAAGTAGGAGCCGTTGCGTTTGTTACTGTTACACCGCCAGCGGTATAGTTTGTACCCGTCACCTCACCAGTTGCAGAGTAAGCAGTGGTCGATGCGTTAATTGTTGCAGTGGTCAGGTACAAAGCTGCCTTAAAAGTGTCAGCAGTCGATGCGGCACGAATAGGGGCGGTACCAAAATTGTGGGTGGCGGTCATCAGTTCACCAAGGAACGATGTAGCCATTGATTGCGTGTTAGCCATGATATTTCCTTAAAAAGAAGCAGCTTCGCCACCGGCAAAACTAGGTATTTTCTTCAACGTAACATGAGCAGATCGGTGGACTAACTCTCCCTCCAACCAGTACTCAACCCATGTGGTTAGCTCATTGTCATTATCGACTGTGCCTTCCCGCTTCTCAAGCAAGGAATCATCCATCTCGCCTTTAGTGGTAGTAACAATCAATTTGAACTCCTGATAAGTGCAGTAGTTGATGTATTAGCGGGCATGGTGATTGTAAACGTGGTAGTTGACGTTTTATCAGAGCCAAAGTCCAAAACTGCAATCGACCTGTTTGCCTTGGAGGCGTTGTAAATCAGGGCACATCTGGCGGTTAATGCTGCTGTCCACGACACGTTATTCCAATTTACATAAGCCACAGAACCAGACGAGTTTATTGATGCACCAGTCATAACCTCACCACCAGCTGTGTAGCCCGTACCTGTTACTTCATTGGTGCTGCTGTAAACAGTTGTGGCTTCATTTAAGTCAGCATTACCCGTATACAGTGCAATCTTGATAGTATCCGTGGACAAATCATGGATGCCTTGATAAAGCTCCTTTTTGAAGCTGGTAGTCTGGGTTTGGACTATAGACATTAGTTAACCTCAACCCTAAGCTGGCCACTGCGATAGGCATCCTGGCGCTCCATACCATCACCCAAGCGCTTAGCAAGAGCTAATGCCTCAGCATACTTTTTGGCATAAAGAGTAACCAAATCTGGTTCGCCCTTCATAAATGTATAAGCCTCTACCAAAGCGCCATAAAGCAAAACTGTATCAAAGTTATCTCCAAGCCAGGTTTGGCCGCTTGCCGCTACAGTAATTGACTCTGGATAATAGTAATAGTGAAGCTCTGCTGAATAAGCTGTATCTGGCGTTGGGCCAAGAATAAAACTTAACTCATTGGAGATAGTAGCTCCTGATACAGTTGGCCCAAACAAAGCGTAATACTTTGGCTTGCCAGTGTTTGTTGGACTAGGATAAGCTTCACGCATGAAGTTAACATCCTTGTTTAAAAGGTATGTGTATTCACCGCCACCATAAGGAAACACTGCCAAAGAATACGGAGCCAGGAAATCATCAGGGCAAGACAGGTACTTATTACTTGCCGTAATAGTCCCAGTCACGTTTTTGCGCAATGATGGGAATTGCACCGAGTTGTAGATACGCTGTTCCGCTTGCTCAATAAAGCGGTTAATCTGAGCCGTCGAAGATACAGTAGACGAATCCGCAAGGGTAATCGTCGGAAATTTATTTTCCGTGTAGGTCTGTATAGCCGACGAAAGCTCAGAGTAGTTCATGCCATCGGGCCTCGTGCCATCACGCCTTTGGTAGCTGCGCCAGTACCACGGATTTTAATTCCGCTGGTTTTTGCAGGAGCAGGACGTTTGTTGCTCAAACCATTTACAACCATATCCAAGTTAGCAGGATCACTCATGTTAGGAGGAATCTCGCTGGTAAATTTGGCTGCCGTACCAGACATGGTATGGGGCTTTGCGTAAACACTAGCAGGGCCAACTTCTTTGCCGCCCTTTTTCATGGTGTATGCCATAAATTACCCCTTTTGGTTCATAGCACGGGACATGTTTTTGCCGTACTTTTTACGATCCAGGCTAGTAGGGCCACCCTTTTTTAACTTAAGAGTAGTGCCTTTTCCGCCTTTGTGTTCTTGCGCATCATGCTGCTTGAACGCCTTTTTGATCATTGCTTTGTCTTGCGCCTTGTCACTTTTCATGTCTTCTTTAGCCATCATAAACTCCTATGTTACTTGAAATTGGTTGGATTTTTGCATGTTAGTAGTACCGGGAATTACTTGTAGATTATGAGGCACATGCAAGCCAGATACAAGTTTTCCTTGAAGCGGAATGATGTGGTCCACATGCCAAGGAAATTTAAAAATTTTAGTCCTTAATTGAGCTAATTCATAGGCTTGCTCCACCATCCAATGATCCTCATCGGTAAACCAAATTGGCTTGCGTAAATTTAACGCCGCTCTACGCCTAGCATCTATAGCTAAAACTTTACTTGGATTATTAATTTTCCAATTTTTATTTTTTTGTTGAACTTTAATTTTGTGATTGGTATATCTATTGATGTCAGAAGTTTTGCGATACGCCACAGACAATTCAGGATTTTTTAATGCCCAATTTTTTTTTCGTTCGTTGTCACAGGTTTTGCAATGGGCTTGATATCCATCTTTACTGTTTACGGCTTGTTTATAAAAAAACTCGTAAGACTTAACAACTTTGCAGCGAGAGCAAGTTTTCATGATATTGTTACTGTTCCTACTAAAGTTGTAGCCACAAGGTAGTTAGGTGTTAATCTTACATCAAACCCACTTGATCCGCCTACTGGGAACCAGCCCCACTGTATATCCCTTGACCCGCCTGTTGGCGTTCCTTGATCCCCGGTCGCAGTTAACTGCAATCCGTTTAATCCAGCTGCAACATAGGTTGTATCTGGGCGAGGCTGATACACAGCCTGTGGATCGTTAACCGGATACATGCCAAGCTGTAACTGAGGCTGATCAGGATCCCAACATTCTTCACAAACTTTCAATTGATATAGTTTAGTCTTAATAACCTCAACTTTCAATTGTTTTAATTTAAAACGCTGGCCACACCGATCACATTCGGCAATTGAATATTTGCCAGATGCATACGGTGAAGTCATTACATGCCACCTCCACCAATGAATGATTGGCGAGGAACTAGGCGTAGCGTAGCTTTTTCGTGATCTTCACCAGCTGCAAGCTTGTACTGCTCTTCATAAACAGCTTTAAGCATATCTAACCGTCCTTGTAGCTCTGGCACTTTCATGGCTATATAGTACGCCAAACCAGCAGTCACAGCGGGCAAAAACCTAAAATTCATGTCGGCAGTCTCAACACCTTTACCAGCATCTTGAATACGTCGCAGTCTGTAATAGACAAACTGGTATGTTTGTGATCCATCAGGTGTTGGCCAGACAGTAATTGCAGGCAGCTGTGGAACATTAACAGCAGTTAAAGTTGTATGTGAAGTAGCGGTTGTGTTGTTTTGGCCACGAAATACGCCGCCTAGGGTATTGCCTGATATATAGGTGTAATAAATGTCTTCACTGTCCAGGCGAATGTAACCAGATCCAGCCAAGCCAACAACTGTGCTTAACGTGATGGATTCTGAAGTAGCAGTAATACTACCGCTTAAAGTTGCAGAGGTAGGATTAACTTCGCCAGACAAACGTTGAATCCATACCTGGATTGGCCGGCCTTGGACCAGTTTATTTGGAATGGTGGCGTATGTTGATACGCTGATCCTGGTGATGCTTAGATCAGCCTGGGTAGATGCTACGTTTGGCTGGGTGCGAATCACATGGTCCAACAGGTCAATGGTATCTGTAGGTAAAGCGTAAGTGTTAAGCCCCTGCGTCAGGGTAATGGTGCCAGTCTCAATGGTCCACATGTTTAGGCCGCGATTAGCCCACTCTATGGTCATCAAGTTAAGTGACCTGCGCGCTGTACGCAAATCATAGCCAGAGCGCATCTCGCGCCCAGCCCGTTCCCAAGCCTCTTCAGCAAGTTCCGTAAACTCTAAGTTAAAGGCAGTGGTACCGGTAGTAGACATAAATTATCCAGTTTATTTCATGCCTTTGAGGGTTTCAGCAAGACGCGCTCTTTTGCCCATTAAACCAGGTTTTTTAGCTGCTGACTTTAGTTTAGACGCTGGGATTGTTTCGCCCTTTTTAACGCCTAAACTTTTACGCAAAGATCCTGGTTTTTTTATAGCGCCCGCGATCCAATTTTTAGTGGTCATATTTACGGCTCCGTGTCATGTTGCAATGTTTATGCGCAATCTGCAAATTTTCTGCGCTGTCGTCTTTACTGTACCAGTACGGAACTTTGTGGTCGATATGTAAATCCGTCAAATTTGTAAAATCTAGCCTAACGCCGCACAAAGCACAATTATCGCCGTCTCTTTGCCGCAACAGCGAAATCACCATGCCACGCCATGTCTGCGGTGTAACCCTGTTTTTTATCCCAGCAGCTTCGCGTTCCTTGCGTTGCTGTTTATTTCTTTCAAGAATACGTTCTTTGTTTTTTGCGTAATATTCTTTGAAATACTCTGGGTTTTGCTGTCCTTCGACACGGCTTTTCCCGTGCTTCGTATAAGAAGCTCTTGGTTGCTTGTCCGTGCCTCTAACTTCAGCCATTTTTTGCCATTCTCATATTATCTATTAAATTTGGATATGGGCGACCAGCAGCTTTAGCCGCAGCTTTTGCTTTGGCTTTTTTTGCTGGTGATAGCTTAGTGTGTTTTTTAGCCGGGTTTGGCGTATCCCATACTTCACCACCTTTAGCATATTCTGTAAAGTCAGTGTTGTCTCGGCGTGCTTTACGCACACCTTTGGCCATTTTGGACGGGGAAATAGCGCCCATCCCCCGGCTGGCCATCATCGTTTGCCTCGCGCCATTCCGCCGCCACACATAACAATTGTGCCGCGAGTTTTACCGCGCTGGGCAATCCCATCAGCACGAGAAGATGCAGAACCGCCTTTAGCCATGCGTTTAACCGGCTCATCTACAGGGACTGAATCCGGGTAGATTGGCGGCTTTGGCGCTGGTTTTGGTGCAGGCTTTTGTTTTGCCTTTTTGGCAACAGGCTCATCTACTGGAGTTGAGTCTGTGTAATCGTAATCTTTAGCCATGATTGTTCCTTAGCAGACTTTGCCACCTTTTTTCATAACAATTTGTTTTGCCTTAGTTTTGCCTTTAGAGGCAATGCCATCAGCACTTTTATGGCCAGCAGACAGACCACCAGCAGCCATTTTCTTAACTCCGCCGCCTTTTTTCATGCCCATCATTTGCATTCGGTCCATAGCCATATCTTTAGCGGAGCCTTCTTTCATGCCACGCTTTTCAACATCTTTGCCCATTTTTTCAAACTTGCTCATTTTTGTAGCCATAGTATCACCACCTTTAGAAAATTTGCGGCCTTTATCCGCTTTTGCAAAATCTTGCCCCACGGACTGTGGAACGCCTACTTTCTTGGCAAACGATGGCGAATGAGCTATCGCTTCCATGAAATTGTGTTGTTTCTTACTACTTGATGGCACTGCGTTGTTCCCTCATAAAGGTATCAAGCTTTTCATCCATCCGATCAAGACGGGCTATCACTCGGTTAATGTCTGCGTGCATATCTGCTTTAGTGACAAATTTATCTGCATGCTCTTCGCGTGTTTTACTCAAGAGAATTCCAAGGCGCTTAACCTCATCGTGCGAAATCTTCACCCACAACAGCAAAGCTGTTGATAGGAAAGATAAAACGACGTTCCAAATTGGCAGTTCCATTTCAGCAATTCCATGCCCGCAGGCTCTTATTGATACGGGAATTTGGGTCTTTCGCCGTCTTCTCGCTGGTAAGTTTTTTCTTCATCCCAGTCATCCTTGCACAGAAGGAGTCGCGCCTGCTGCCGCCTTCTGGCTGGGGAGGTTTCAAATTCATGCCTTGCTTTTTGGCCGAGGCGCGCCCCTTGGCGTTCAAGCCACCATTGGGGTTCTTGCCTTCCTTGCGCTGCCATGCTGGTGACTTAGCCATAGAACACCGTAATACCAAGAGGTGCAGTAACTGTAGATGTGTACCAAACTCCATCCGGAAATAAGATACCTTCTCCTGGCAATATTACGTTGGTCATGTTGGAGTTAGACCCAGTGTCCAATTCCAAAAGTACATTACCGCCTGAAGCATCTAAAAATTTACCCGTGCCAGCAGCAGCACCTCCAGTAATAGCTACGCCTTTAATGCGTACACGCCCAGAAATAAGTGCTTGGTTAGTTTGCGTACCGCCAGTGTGTACTGACTTAATGTCCGTCTGCATCATAATCAATCTCCTAGAAAGTGAGGGCCGAAGCCCCCAAGATTAATTAAGCAGAAGCTGGGTTTGCCGCACCATCCGAGCCGCGTACAGCGTAAGCAATTACCAAGCTACCAGCGCCAGCAGACAGAGAACCGCTGCTTGCCATCGTGTAGGTAATGATGCCGTCAGTAGAACCGGTGTTTAGCCAAGTAGCCATCTGCGCAGCGGTACCGGTGAAGGTAATTACACCAGCCGTGCCGCCAGTAATAGCAGAGCAAGTGGCAATAGCAGTTCCGTTCAAGTAAACGGTGATAACGCCAGATGTACCGGTAAACGTGGTTGACTGGGGTAACTGAATTGAAGTAATCAGTGAACCAGCAGGGATGGTAAATGCCGAAGAAGTTGCGGCGTCAGAATAGGTTACTGCTGCGCTTTGGCAAACAATAGTAGCACCCATATTACGAATGGTGCCAGCAGTAGTGCCAGTGGTGTTTTTAACCGTGCCAAGCAGCCACGGGCCAAGATGGGAAGCGAATGCCATGATGATTCCTTACATACAAGTTAGGTGTATCAATTGGTATGTCATCTGCCGGGGCAGTTTGATACACCGGAAAGCCCGGATTAACTGCAATATATCACAAATTTTAGTTTGTGCAACAAATAAAAAAGGCCCCCGAAGGAGCCTTTCTCAAAGCCCTAAGGCTTAGGACGCGCCGGGAGAACCGTACATGCCCAGAGGGTCAGACCAGCCGAAGCTGTAACGCTCACGAGCTTTATAACGGACGTTGCCGGTATCAAAGTCACCGTCCATGCCGGTAGACAGAGGCGTACGAACAAAGTGCTTCATGCCGTTAGGAACATCGGTAGTCAGATACCAACCGTTCGTATCGGTCAAGAAGTGGTTGATCGTGTAGCCACCAGGGATCGAACCGTTGTTCTTCAAAGCGTTGACATCATTGTCAGTGGTGCCGACGCGGAGTTCGGTTTCCAACAGACGGGTGGCAACGAATTGCAGAGTAGGCGGAACAATCAGCTTCTTGGGCTTGGCAGCAATCAACAGACCGCGCTCATCCGTCCACAAGGAGATTTGAATAACTGCGTTTTCCAACGAAGTCTCATTCAAGTCAGCTGCGGTAGAAGGAACGTTGCTGTTGGTTCCACCAGACACCAGCGGGTGAGCGCTGTTGAACAACGATACGCCGTCGCCGCCGGGATAGGCAGACGAGAAGCCGTTATTCAGCACAGCAGCAGCTTTAACCTGCTTGGTGTACGCCATAGCACGAGCCAAGCCTTTGGTATAACGAGCGGACAAGCTGTCATACAGGTTGTCTTCAATTGCCTCTTCCGTCAGGGAGAAGCCCAAAGCAATGGTTTCGTGGTTGTAGCGGGCGGTCCAAGCTTCTTGAGCATTGTCATAAGCGATGGCAGAGCCTTCGTTTTTGACCGGTGCAGCGGAGAAGCCAGACAGTTTTGTTTCCTCTTCAAAAGAACGCTCAGAAGTCTCGGTTTCGTAGATTTCTTCATGTTCTTGATCGTAGGTTTTGTACTGTAGACCAAACAAGGCATTCAGCCCTGGGAGCAACTCTTTAAGTAGTTGTGCGCGTGAAATAGCCATTTTGAGTTACTCCTTAAGCAACGTAGTAACGATGAGCGCCAAAGTTGAACTTAACCAACACTTCAGGGCTTTGAACCAACACAACGGTGCCAGCAACTTGGGTCGTAACCGCAGTCACAGTCAGGGTCGTGCTACCAGTGGTAGTTACAGTCGATGCAGCACTCAGCGTAGCGCCAGTGAATTGCAATTGACCATTTACCAAGTTAAACACATCAGTGCCGATAGGCAGAACTTGTCCAACAGTCAGGCCAGACACAACAACCGAAGTTGCCGCAGGAGCGCCACCAGACACATAGGTCGAGGAGGTGCTGATTTGGGTGTCAGGAACCAGATTGAGAACACGGAAGCCGCCGCCAGAAGTCGTAGCCGAAGCATTGACAACTGCGCCTGCACTGTTACCAGTGGAAGCAGAACCGGTCAGAGTATTACCAGCCATGTTTTGACCAACCAGAATTGACGAAGCCGATCCAATGGTAGTAGCAGAAGCGCCAGTAGTAACTGCGACTCGCATAACTTGGTCTGGATCATCGCCAACAATAGCAGTAATGTCACCAGCCAGCACATTGCCGGGGTAATACTGGGCAAATTGACGTTGCTTGGTGGTTGGGTTGGTGTAATAGCAGCCCAGGAACACGCCAACAGTGGTGTTGGTGGTGCTAACAGGGTAAGTTGCAATTACAACATAACCAGCCGAAAGGGTGACTAGGTCACCGTAGTACAAGGCGGTACCGTAGTTGTACTGGACCGGTAGATTCCGGGTAGATCCAGCAAACACCTGACCGCCGATCAGGTTTACGGGTTTGTAACCGTAAGCTGCCGAGACAGTTGGATAAGCCATTTAAGGACTCCTAAAAAATTAAATACCTTTTCCAAAGCTACTCGTAGACTTACTCTCCCTAAAGAGAGGCATCCGCGCATCGCTTTGACGCATAAGAGTATTGTCCACAGCCTCCATTTGAGCAACATTTTGTTTTGCAAAGTAAGAATTACGTTGGTCAACAAGTTCCTCTGGAGTCTTGCAAAGCAATAATCCGCCAATCTCAATGTTGTCTTTGTATTGACTTGTTGGATCAGCTAACAGTCTAAATTTGGGTTGTTCTTCAATTGGAACAGGCTCCCAATGCTCGCGGAGTTTGGCCGAGAGATTGCGGGGGTCTGCTTTGTTCAAAGTTGAAACACGCACCCAACGATATTTGTACCCAGGTTGCTTGTCTGGTTCAGGAAGTAGTTCTGCTGGTGCCCACTGCTTAGGGCGCTCAGTCATCAATCGTTCCTCAAGCTCACGCGGTTTTCTGTTTTCAGCCATTTGAGGCCTCCAATTTGATTTTTTCCGCAGCAAATTGCTCCGGTGTTAAGTTAAATTTCTTTGCCAAATTAAGTTCACCAGTGGTTAACTTAACTCGTTTTGCGGACGTTGTCCGTGTAGCTGGTGCTACCACCAAGCTTTTCCGGCTGGGCCGGTCATCTTGTTCCTCTGCATTCTCAAATTTCTCTGGGAACCGCTTGCGGATTGTGTTATTTAAACGGGAGTAATACTCCGGCGACGAAATTCTAACCCCTTCGCGTCGCATCTTCTCGTGAAGACCCAAAGCCAAACTGGTCATCTCTTCATCTTCCCCAAACCAAGGATTATCTTGTTGCCAAGCAACCGCTGACGGATCTTTTGGAGCCGCCTGGACACGGGGTTGGGGCGTTTGTACCACATTTTCTTCAACTTCTTCGACCGGAGGACGGAAATTTCTTACTTTATCAACCTTTAATGTTGCCTCTGTAAGACGCTCCTGGGCCTCCATTACCTTATCAGTATCGCCCGAATCATAGGCTTCCCTATAGGCTTTCTTGGCCTGCTCCAGCTCCATTTCCACGGTCTTGGTGACAGACAAAAGCACATTTTTTTCGCTGCTGGACAAGTTGGATTTGAGCCTTTTGTTCTCATCCATCAGTCGTTTAGCAAACTCAATGGCTTCATTTTGCTCACGCAAAGCCGCTTCTTTTTCCCTGCGCTCGTCATGCGCAAGTTTCTTCATTTGAAGAAGTTTCTTTTTGACTTTTGTAGAGTAATCCTCTAGCTCGTCGTTATAAAGTTCTTCCTTAATCTTTTCAGGAAGCGGTGCTTTATTGCGATCTTCAGGAGGTGTTTTATCCTCTACCTCAACGATGATTTCATCATCAAGCTCATCATCCTTTGGATCATCAATTTCATCTGGGAATTTAAAATCAGACATATTTGCTCCTTATTTGCGGCGGATACCGCGTGGATCTTCAACCACACCCTCAACGGAGTCATCGTTAATTACACGAAACTCTTTGCCGTGGATGATTAGTCGGGTTCCTGCATGTGGCCTAACCAAAATAAAATCGCCTGCTTTGCAATATGGTCCAGACGGGAAACGAGTTGTGTCTTTATAACAATCGGGTCCCAGGTCCACAACAAACAATACTGTGGTTAATAGCTCTTCGTTACGAATTGCTTCATCAGACTTGATAAGCCCAATTTCGCTTTCGTATTCTTTTTCCACTTCTGGAATTGCGCACAAAATGCGGTAACCAGACGGCTTTGGTAGCTGCTTGGCTTTTTGTTCTGCGGGTTTGTTCAGTATCTGAGACAAATCCACAGCTTTAACTAGGTCTACGTTTCCTTCACTCATCGTCATGTGTTTTCAATCTTTCCTGTAGGTCTGAAATAAATAAACGCGCAGTGAGCAGACCTTTAACCTCGCCACACGCCTTCTTGTACTCCGCATAATCTCCAGCGTTGCCATCCGCTAGAAACTCTTGGAGTTGGGATACTTTGTCATCTATTTTTTTTGATAGATGTTCTAGATACTTATCAATCATTGTTTAGGTCCAACAAGGGTGCTTAATATACGCTGGCGCTCAAGTTCATTATGAGCATCCAGTTCTTTTTGTGATTTAACAAAATCAGTTTGAATCCTGGTCATGTCAATTTGTTTTTGCGTTTGGATTCGGTCACGCTCAATTTGCTGCTGTGCTGCTTTTAGCTGAGCATCAACCTGATCTTTCTGTTGTTTTCGCTGTTGCTCTGCGCCCTTGATCTGAAGCTCTTGTTGCTGAATTTGCACAAGTGGGTCTTGGGCCATTTGCTGAGCTTGCTGCTGTTGATCTTGTGCAGTGTTGGCCTGAAGGACCTGGGCACTTGCCTGAGCAACCAGCCGAGAAAGTTGCACTTCAACATCCTCTGGCAGATGCTCATTGGGTGGCGGCAATGGGACGCCCATCTGCTTTTCAATCATTGTGCGATAGTAAAAGCCAAGGTGGTCTGCAATGTGCGACTGCAAAGCCGCCATGATCATTCCGGCCTGCGGGTTCTGGCCAATTGTCTTCATCACAAGAGGATCTTGCATGAACATTTGGTGCGCTGCAATATGAGCTTGCTGGTCCTGCGTGATAAACGCCTTGAGCGGTTTTCCATTCAAAGCATTCATGTTCTCGCTAATTGGGTCCAAAGGCATTTCATCATCAGGCAAGGGAACCAGCTTCTCAGGGTTCTTAATACCCAACACATCTAGCATCTGGCGGTGCAGTTGTGGCAAGTCATAAATCTGAGGGGCTTGTTGAGCCAATTGGATGACGGCCTGGTACTGAACGATTTTTTGCGCCATCGTTGCAGCGTTAGGGTCCGATACAGGGATGACGGCCACTAGGTCATAGTCAGACTTCTTGGCTTTGGGCGATCCTTCTTCTGGCTCGTAGCTGTATTCATCAGGCGTGTAATCACGAATGATGTCACGCAACAAAATTAGCTCTTGCTTAAAGGAGTAATGGATGCGCGCCTGGACGGCAGTCATTACTTTAAGCGTGCGCTCAAGAATGGCCAACGTAGTACCAACGGGAGAGTTGGCCGACATATCTGCAACTTGAATATCAGCAGCAGACGCAAACTTTCGGCCCTCATCTACGATTTTGTCAAGGAGCATTGCCAGCACTTGGCTTGGTTCCTTATAGGGAAGAGCCATAATGTTCTCAGCAATAGTCCCGCTGGGTACGTCAACATCTCTCCACTCGGCTGGTCCGATGGGTGTATCGTCGCCTTTGACACGAAGACCGCGTGTTTTGAAGCCTCCGGGGAGATTTGCAAGAGTGCCAGCGTCTACCAACTGGCGAAGGATGGAAGTTCCCGACTTGGCAAACGCGCCAACAAGGTGAATTAGTCCAAAACAGTAGAAACCAAAGCCAGGAACGTAGCCGTAATGGACAAAATGCTGGCGTTTGGACTTAAGTTTGTCGCCTTTATCCCAGTTTCGTCGGATTGCCAGGCATTTATTGCTGCCTTTTTCAATCGTGACAATATAAGGCAGTGCAATTCCTGTTGGTTCGCCGTGTTTATCGGTATCTTCAAACCCTTTCAGGTCCAAATTGACGTTCATCTCAAGGATTTTGTAGCGATCATCCGTCTGGGCGCGAAATCCCATCTTCTCGGCTATCTTTTTCTCTACTTCATCCAACGTATTGTTGGGTTCGCCCAGGTCAACGTCAGCATAAAAGCCGGCAACCTGTAGTTTGCGCAGTTCATTTTCTGTTTTACGCATGATGTGCGTAATGCGGGGAGAAGTTTCCAGGTCTGATGCGCCGTATGGAACAACAAGGTCTTCAGCCGTAACAAAAATAGACGTCTGGCGATCCAGGCTGGGGTCAAAATAGACCTTCTTAAACGCATTACCGGCCAGTCCCAAGCCCCACAACATGCGCTCATGCTCAGGACGGAACTCTGTCATCACATCCGTCAGCTCATAATTCATATCAGCGGCCACACGAGTAGCGGCCTGCTTCTTCTCAGGGGTTTCTTTGCCAATAATTTGAGTCTTCACCGGGCCTGCTGCCGGAAAAGTACTCATCATTATCTCGGCTTGGAACTTAACTACCGCCTCAGATAACAGAGGATGGTATACGCCACACGCCCCAATCCAAGGATCAGCGCGCTCCTCAATCTTCATTCCCAGAAGTTCAAGGCCATCGACGTAAGTCTGCATCCAGTCTTTACGAGAGTTAATGTCGTCATCAAAATCGCTAAGCAGATCGCTGACCAACTCAGTAACAACATCGTCAGGAAGATGCTCAACAAGGTTAGCCTCAAAGTCATCCTCAACGCTCCCAATCTGAATTTCAATACCGTCTGTTTTAATGCTTACAGACTCAGGATCTTCAATCTCAATCTCAATGTCCGGCTCTGGAGCTAGTGACTCAATGCCTTGAGGGGCGGCGTATAGTGATTTTTCAATGGACATATAAATCCTTAGTAATAAGATACCTTGCGCCTAAACGCACGAAGTTCGTCTTGCTCATCTGTCTGCAAACGAATAAAGCCGCCTTTTCTGAACCTGATTAATGCCTGGGTGGCGGAGTCAACCAAGTCATCATTCTCTGAATTAGGGAAAGCAGCCATTTCTTCTATTAGCTCGTCGGCCCACCTTGTAGCAGGAGCCCAGACCTTTCCACTTGCAAACAGATCAGATACAGAGTTAATCCTCACCATCTTATCATTACCCCTGCTGGGCGTAAACTCTTGTACCGGTATGCCCATCGCCCGCAATTCAAAAATAAGCGGCGCTCCCGACGCTTTTGCCTCTACGATAAACGCATCTGGCTCCCACTGTTTATAGTGGTTAAAGGCTTTTTCCTTCAATTCTGGAAACTCCATCCGGCGTTTAAAAGAATCCAGCAAAATAATATTTGCGTCGTTGGGGTTTTCATTTATATAGAAAACACCCCAGGTAGTACATGCAGAGTAGTCGGACCGCTCTGTCTTTAAGAATGCCGTATCCCAGCTTTGGATAATGAACTCGCACCTGGGTGGGTCTTCGCTCTTCCACTCCTTCCACCACTCGCGCTTAACAATTGCCCCTTGTTCAGAGGTGGGGCTTTGCTGATACTGGGCGTTCCATTTTGCGACTGGCAGTTCTGAGCGTAGCGCCTCTAGCTCCTCTAAGCTCCAGAATTCAGGCCATAAAGGTTTTTCACTAGGCAAGATGGCGGGGAAGTCGATTACCTCCCACTCGTCGTTCCCATCTTTCTCAATAGATGATTGGAGAATCCTGCCTGTAAGATCTCTTTTTGCCCAGCGAGTCATTACCACTACTATGGACCCCCCTGGCTGAAGACGTTGGCGCGGGCCAGATGTGTACCACTCGTAGACTTTATCAAAGACAGAAGGATCACCAGCCGCTAGGGCAGCTTCTTGCTCGGAATGTGGGTCATCAATAATAAGCAGGTCCGCGCCCTTACCGGTCACAGTTCCCCCAACGCCAATAGCAAAATACTCCCCATCCTTATTAGTAGACCACCGCCCCGCAGCCTTACTGTCCTGGCGCAAATTCACATTAGGAAAGATCTTGGCGTACTGCTCACTACCTACAAGGTTCCTTACCTTACGGCCAAACCCAACAGCAAGCTCAGCCGTATTAGATGTCTGGATGATCTTCTTATTAGGGTACTTCCCCAGGAACCAAGCCGGTAGCATGTAGCTGGCAAATTCTGACTTTGTGTGCCGGGGAGGCATGTTAATGATCAGCCTCTTAATCTTCCCAGACGCAATTTCTTCAAACTTCCTGGCCATCACCTTATGGTGCCGCCCGTCAATAAAGCCCGGCCACATCGTATGCACAAACTTTAAAAAGTTAGCCTGCGCCTCTTCCCTGGCCAAAGAAGCCCGGTACTCATCCAACTCATCAAAAAAAGCCTCCTGCTCATTAATAGGCAGGCGACCTATAGCCTCGCTGATAGCGTCAATATTCATATATTGCGCATAGACAGGTAACTTGGCCGAACACTACGGGCGCTCTTACTCACCCGCTTACATATCCCTAAATCACAAAGCTTCTTAACCACCCTGTGAACATTACCGCGCCCCTTATCCCCAGTCTGGTACATGATGTCATCTATCGACGGCCCATACCCAAAGTTTTTCCAATACTCATCTATCACAAGAAAAACCGTCCTCTGCTTCTCCGTCATAAGGTACTCCCTATTCCTCACTACATATGGCTCTTTAGGATACAACAACTTTAACTCCTGTTAATGTTTATCTAACTTTAACATCTGTTAATGTTCCTTAAAAAATATATACCCCCCACCCTTTTTTGTACAAAAACACAAGGGGGGCTATTTGTCAAAATCATCCACTATCTCTGATTCTGTTAATGTTGAGGGGTGGCCCTGTTTTGACTCTGATCGTTTGAGTTCTATTGATGATCGTTTGAGTGGAATAGTATGTGTACGCGCAGCCCCGACGCCCACGCCCGAATGCGGGGGTGCCCCCTCGGTGGGGTCGCTGGTGGCGTCGTCGTTGGCCGGTGGCTGGGTTTCCGGCTCTGTCTGTCCGGCAGCTGGCGAGCTGGGAGCCTGGGCGCCGCGTATCTCGGCCAGTAAATCTAGTGCATCATCCGGCTTAACTTCGGTGGCGTCTACCGCTATGGTCTGGAGCCTGGACAATAGGCGCGTGCGTATATCTTCGGACCGGCTAACAGTCGTTATCTCTTTTCGCTCCACGAACGCGCCCACTTCGAATAGGCTACCCAGTAGCTTGAGACATTGGACGCGGGACGCTGGGGGAAAATCATCATCTAGCGAGTGCTGGACCAGCTGCTGCACTAACAAAGCCTTCAATTGTGCAGGGGTTCGGTGTTTCTCCGCCTCTATTGCCAGCTTATAAGCCTCTATCTCACGCTTTACCCTAGCATCCGCTGCTAGCTTATATGGTGCCGTCACTATCGTGCTGGGTGCTGGGTTGGCGTTGTATACATCCCTATACGCTTTAGCCTTACTAGTACCCATCGCTACCGACTCTGCGAATTTACGCTGCTTAGTGGTCAATGCGGGTTTTTTCCCTGCGCCGCTGCTCAGTAGTGACTCTATGGGGATTGTGTCCAACCCCTGCCGGATTTGCGCCCTTGTTAGTTTCTGTGTGGACTGTCTTGCCATTTTTGTTACTGCCTGTGCCTATTGTGACCATGCGGTATGAATGAAGAACGCGCCGACTGTATCACAACCTATGCGACCATGCAATAAACCACGCGGTAATGCTTTGTACTGGTAAGCCCAACAATTGAACCGCCCAGGCTATTTTGTGACCGCCCGTAGAAGTCAATTCTGTATATTGTTCCCGTATAAAAACCCCTTGACAACGTGTTATCAGACATGAGAGCATAACGACTCGACTGTTTTATTGACCCGCTTACTTAGGAGCCCTCCCAGTGAAACCCTTATATCTAATTGCTTGCAGCGCTGCAAAGCTCGACCATGCGGCCCCAGCTGCCCAGCTATACACCGGCCAGGCTTTCAGGCTTGCAATGGCCGCAGCCGCCCGCGCTGATGCTGACGTTTTAATCCTTAGTGGCTTATATGGCCCCATATCTCCCGACGCCATCATTGAGCCCTATAACTGCGCCCTTTCAAAGCTCACTAGACGCGGACGCCTTACATGGGAAATTACAACCGCTGGGAAACTGATGCAGCACCACGGCCGCGATATCGTTGTTCTAGCGGGTAAACACTACGCCGCCGCCCTAGCGGGTTTCCCTAACGTTTCCTATCCCCTTCACGGCCAGGGTATTGGCCGGCAACTCCAAACCCTGAAAGGTCTTACCCATGCTTAAAACAATGCCCGCCAAATTCGCCGGAACTTGCAGCCGGACCGGCCAGCGCATCTCCCGCGGTCAAATGATTGTCTACAACACGGCCACCAAAACCGCCAGCCTATTAAATTTCGACGGGTTCGAGGGACGCCATAACGAAACCGGCGATTACATCCGGCCGGACTATGTAAGCCACGTTATCGACTTTGGCAGCGGGCGCCAGTACTACCGCAACAAAGCCGGACGCTGCGAAGATGCCCCATGTTGCGGATGCTGCACGATATGAACCGCGAACATTACCAGCAACGCAGCCGGACGCCGGACATTATCGGCGCCATAGTCGCCGCCCTTATTTGGACCATTGTTTTTTATTTTTTTTGGAGCTTGCCCCTATGAAATACGTCTACCACACAGACCCTGGCCACGGCTGGATTGAAGTGCCGATTGTGGAGCTGGCCCGCTTGCAGCTCAAACCTAGCCCCTATTCCTACTGCAAAGGGACCACGGCATACCTAGAGGAAGACTGCGACGCCAGCGCATGGGCTGAAGCAAAACGCGCAGCCGGTGAACCCTTCGAGCTGGTAACAAAAAACGTAAACCATGACCACCCTATCCGCAATTACTCACGCTTTGGAGGCTAAGCAATGACGAACCAAAAACAAATTCGCGCCGCATTTTGGGCCGCGCACCCTACCCTAATTCGCCGCCGCCACCGATACGCTTGGAGCGCGAGCGATAAAACTGCCGAGCTTGTTCACCATGTCGATGCGCGTTGCGCTTTTGCCGATTACATCGACCAGCTGGCCCGCGATGGCATTATCTCCAACGAACTAGCCCAAAGGGTAACGCTATGAACGAATTACACCCACTATTTGCGGCCATCCTGAGGCCCTACACGCCGCCCGAACCTACGCCTGAGGCCATAGACGCCGCGATGCTGGCCGACAAACTGGCCGACGGATACAACCGGCGGAACATCGAGCGCGCAATCAAGCTCGAATTAAAAAACCCGAGGGATTAAAACCATGCAATACACTTTTATCCGCGCATCTAACAACCGCAAAACCGGCCCTATTCCCCAAACCTATAGCCCGCGTGCCAGCTGCCCGCCCAGCTGCGCCCACTATGGCGACGACTGTTATGGGGAGGATTTCTACACCCGTATGCAATGGGACAAAGTCCCAGCGCGAGGCGTGCCCATCGACCAGCTGGCCGGACATATTCGCAGCCTGCCGCCGCGTACGCTATGGCGTCACAATGTAGCGGGCGACCTTCCAGGCTTAGGGGAGGACGTCGACGCCTACGAGCTGGGGCAAATAGTGGCCGCCAATATTGGCCGCCGAGGGTTCACCTATACCCATAAGCAAAGCGCCCAGGCTATCAATTGGGCTCGCCATGCTACCGCTTGGGGATTTACTGTAAACCTAAGCGCCGACGACGCCGGACACGCCGACGCGCTAAGCGGGCAGGGTTTGCCGGTAGTGTGCATAGTCCCCAGCGATACGCCGAAGCTCTCATATACGCCAGCTGGACGCCGCATTGTCGTATGCGAGGCCCAAACCCGCGACGAGGCAACGTGCGAAAACTGCGGCAATTGGGATGCATGGTGCGCGCGCCCCGAGCGTGATTTTATCGTTGGGTTTCGCGCCCACGGAACCAAAGCAAAACGCACCGACCAGTTGGCGCGCAAAGTAATCCCCATCCTGAAAGGCTAAACCATGCTACACCTAACCCACACCGGATTTTATGCTGGGCGCCCTATTTGCGGCGCCGAGCGCAGCCCTCAGGATACCCACTTGCACGCGGTATACGCGCCGCTAAACAATGCCGAGCTGCGCGGCCAAGTATGCCCCGATTGTCTAAAAATATGGGCTAACTCATACGACGACGAACCGGCGCCCGATTGGGTCCAAGCCTTGAAGGCGGCAGCGTGAACCACCCCGAAGCCTACTACATCGACGCGGGTTACCGATACGAACGTATATCGGCGCCCGCCAATCGAATCAAAAGGGCAAAGGAGCTGCAAGCCCTAATCGCCGCCGAAACGCCCGATAACCGCACCCTGGCCCGCGAGCTCATCCAGCGAGGCCGGAAAGAATTCCAACTTAACGCAAAAGGCTAAAAAATGAAAACATCCACCGACCTATTGACCCAGCTCAGATTCCAAATGATTCAAATGGAAGAGTTACGCGAGGCGCTCGACCGCTTGGCATATTGGGCGGGAATGAACACCCAGCACCTACCCGACGCCGCCATGACCGAGGAGCTGATAGACGCCACGCACGCCGCCCGCCAATTGCTCGACCAGTAAACCCTTAAAGCCTCACGCGTGGGGCTTTGGGGGCGATATTGCCCAACATTAACAGGAGTTAAAGTTATGGATACCCACAAGCTGGTCCGCACAGACGGAACGCCCGCCACGATAGGCGACATCTACATCACTAACCGGCTGGAGAGTTACGAGCTAACCGGCGGTCGGCCACCGCAGCACCCAGCCAGCACCGGCAGGGTTTATGTAAGGGAAGCAAAAGACGGGTTTACACGGGAATTCTTTCCCTCTGTGATTGGACTCAAGTGGGAGGAAGTATGAAACGCTGCGACCATCTATTAGCTGATAGCTGGTGGGAACATGATGGCCGAGGCATTCCCTTGGCCAGGGTTTGCGATAAGTGCTATGACGCCGTTATGGCCCGCTATGACCCAAAAATATTTGAGGTCTACAACCAATCCGATGTTGACGAACCAATTGAGGGGGACGAATGGTAATAACAAAACCCCAAGATATAGCACTCTACCGGCTTTTGACGCTGCGAACAGGGTTAAAGCTGGAGATACGCGGCCTAAAGGTAAGCAAAGGGCGCTCGTGCTATGCAATCATAAAACAGGAATTCGGATTCAAAGGCGATAAAGCCAGCGTGCTAGAGCAATTCGAAAATTACCTATCCGGCCAGTAAGCACTTCAAGCCCAGCGTGCTGGGTTTGAGGGGCGCTATTGCCCTATAAAAGAAGGAGTAAGCCATGCCAAACTGGTGTGCAAATTCGTGCCGCATGACGGCTTCGCAAGACAACCCCATGATGGGGAAGATACTGGACGAACTAAAAAAAGGCAAAGATGCCCAGTGGTTTCAGGCAGTTAAGCCTGTGCCGCAGCCGCTGATGGATGCCCTCGCAACCCACGGAGAAATGTCAGACGAACAAAAGAAACTGGTGGAGGAATTTGGGCATCGTAGCTGGTATGACTACTGCATCGCAGAGTGGGGCACCAAGTGGGATGCGTCAATAGAACGCTATGTGCAAGATGGCGACTCTATCATTGTTTACTTTGACACGGCATGGGCACCGCCCGAAGGAATCTACGCTGCAATGGAGGCCGCGGGAATTGAGGTAGAAGCCACCTACATTGAGCAAGGCGTAGGTTTTATGGGATACCGCAAAGATGGCATCGACCATATGTGCGATACGCCTGATTACGAAGAAAATGAGGACGGCGAACCAACCGAAGCCTACTACGAAGCAATCAACGAGGTTTGGGAAGATGCTGGCATGAACCACGCACCCAGCAACATGGGAGGCTGATATGAACCTAGATTACAACGTATTCGCAGTTGACTACCGCCGTAACGTCGGCAGCGCATCGCCCCAAACTGTATCGCAGTTTATCGAGAGACTGAAGGACGATATGGAGGGAGAAGTAGACCATGACGCCCTTTATGAAGAGTTTTCTGAAAACTACACCAGCATCATGGACGCATTGGGAATGTGGGAAGCCGGTGCGGCCCACGCTCGCAAACTTATGAAAGAACAGAAATGAAAACATTTAATTTTTCAGCCAATGGGCTAGATTTTGGAAAATGGGTGGCACAGACTCAAAAAGACGCGCAAGACGCATTCGCGTCCGATGCGGGTTATAAATCGTGGACCGATATGTGCGAGCGCGCTGAAGAATTCGGCGGAAACAATGTAGAAATTAAAGAGGTGAGAGCATGATTTACCGCATTTACAACCACAACCATACCCTGCTGGGGGAATTCAAGACGCAGAAAGAGGCCAATAAAGAGGCCATGCTCTATATGCGCGAAACAGGCAATGCCGCCTATGTAATGAAAGAGAAGCTATGAAAGTCACTTTTACCTACAAACAAATGGAAGCATTCGCGCTGGGCTACTACCACGCCCGCAGCGGCCAGCATGAGCAAAACGACTTTATGACGCCGCTAGAGATATGGTCCTACCACCGAGGCTACGATACTGGCGTCCAGGCGCTGAAGCTGGAGGTATCGCCATGAAAACGAGAGAAGAAATGGTCTACGAACTGACAAAGCACGAACTGGAGTACCTGTTTGACATGAATGGGGATTTTGATGATGTTGTGCAATTTTTTGCCGTTGGTGGATTTAACGCCTACAAAGACAAAGAGTTACAAAAAAAATGGGAATTCCTATTTACCGACACTTTTCCACAAGGAGCGCAAGCATGACACTCGAAGATGGTGATTACGAACTGGTGGACGGCGCAGCTTGGCTTGCCGTCAGAGGCTTTTCGGTGCGTATCTTTAGCACCGATAACGGCATTGATGTACGCATCTACAAGAATGGAGCGGAGGACGAAGGCGCTATCGCAGCCACCTTTGCCGCAGATTCTGAATTGGAGGGACTATGAACCCACGAATCAAACAAAGATGGCTGGAAGCTCTCCGCAGCGGAGAGTACAAGCAGACCACGGAAAACCTACGCGATATCAATGGATTTTGCTGCCTAGGTGTTTTGTGCGACCTTCATGCAAAAGAACGCGGCACGAACTGGGAGCAACTCATTGACTCCTATCAACTGTACGGAGAAACCCAAACACTTCCGCTATCAGTACAGGAATGGGCTGGGCTAGACAATGATATAGGCGGCATGGTCGATTTTGAGTACGAAAGTGATGGTGTTATGTACGTTAAATCGGATTCTTTGCCTGAGCTAAACGACAGTTGGAACAAAAACTTTAACGAGATTGCAGATCTAATTGAAGCTCAGCTTTAGAAAAACGGACGGAGGGATTCGGCAGCGGCCATGCTGCCTACCCTCTGCTCAAAATCGTTGAAATCTTCCCCAGCCTCTCCTAGCCAGTAGCGAGAGGCTATTTTTTTAGCAGTCCCTACGCCCATCGGGTCGTTATCGGCCACCACAATCGGGTTATTCAACCCTTTGGCTATCTCCAGCATATTCCCAGCCGAGAAACAAACGTGGATTGTGTACCGCTGCCGCGCCAGCTTCAGCGCTCGACGCACCGATAAACCCGTCGCCAGCCCCTCAACTAGAACGTCCGGCCCCTTGTTGTCAATGACCAGGCTCGCCCCTTTGGTCTGCTGCCCTGACAAAAAGCGTTTCGTTCCGTCTGTGTGTATTAGCTGGAGGCCAACTAGGTTGCCAGCCACCCGCATGGGGACAGTCAGCAGCCCCTTCCAAACTTTAGCTGGCTCTGGAAATCCTTTTCGGACCAAGTAAGGGTGCTGCTCGACTTTAACATTGTTAAAGATGAAAGCCGCCTTTTTAGCCGCCTCGGCCTGTTGTTTTACCCTATCCTCGCGCTGCTTTTGGCGCTTGGCCGCAGCCTGTGGGTCCGGCACGAATGGTTTATCAGAAACGTACCTAATTGGAGACTGGTGGACTGCGTGGTTCTGTATGAGGCCATTTCTGCCGTCAAATATGTACGCGCCGTTCTTCTTCCGTGGGTGGTCCTCTGTTGGGACTCTCACCCAGCGGCCCTCAATCACATGGTCTATTAAAAGGCCATTTTCTCTAGCAAAATCTTCAAAGCTCATGCTCTAGCCTTTGCCCAAGCGATGTTGCGACTCTTAATCCATTGCAATGTCTTGAAGCTGGGAGTCTTTATAGCCGCCTCAAGGCCGCGAGGAAACGCGCCATACTTTTCTTTGTACTTGTGTGCAGCCCAGCCGTCTTTGTAGCCACGCATACGACTGTAGTACAGAATTTCTGAATAGAACCTTTGATTTTCTGCAATGAAATTCTTTTGTCCCGTATCCAACTCTATCATTTGGCCTGGTACGTTTAGCACCTCTTTCATGGGACGAGTCCAGCCACACTGGCCGCAAACTCGGTCCGGCCATATCCAAAGCGCACCGCAGCCGCCGCACTTGGATTCTTTTTTTACCTTCTCGGTAGGCTCTTTCTTGGCTGATTCAGCGCCGTCATGCAGTTCTTTGACGCCTTCCTCAAACAATCCGTCCCACTCTTTCCTGAAGCGCAAATAGTTTCCTGAATGGTCTAGCCAGACGCCATGCGTTTTACCCTCGCAAGGCCGCATGATTCGGCCCATCTGTTGTACATGGGAGGAAAAGGACTTGGAAAACGGCCTCGCTGACACGCCTATCAGCACATCAGGGACGTCAAAACCTCTAGTTAGTATGTCGGTGGCAATCAGCCCATGAATTTTTGTGTCAGGGGCGCTGAAGTCCTCAATTGTCTCCCTTTTGAAGTCATCATCTTCCTTGTAAGAGATAGAAACGAAGTTATACCCGCGCTCGTTAAACTGCCTAACAAGGTCGCGTCCATGCTCTACGCCGGAGGCAAACACCACAGTCTTTTTAGGACCGCCAAACAGTTGGTTGGTCTTGTTTATCCACTCTTCAACTATGTCGCCTGTAATCTTCATGCCGCGCTCTGTTGCCTCGTTCTGCGACCATTCTCCGGCCACTTTCTTAGCCCCGCTCATGTCGATTTCTTTGGCTATAAAAATCTTAAGAGGAACCAACCACTTCTCTTCTATCAATTCCCCTGTTGGCTTTGCTCCGACTACATTGGTGTATGTAGAGCCCAGGCCATTTGTGAAGGGTGTAGCGGTAAGGCCAATCACCCGAATTTCAGAGTGTTCCTTGATGAATTCAATTACCTGTTTGCGCTGGACATGGCACTCATCAATGATGATGAGTCCAACATTGGGGAAGTCATCCCTACGTTCCAATGTCTGCGCGCTGCACACTTGGATTCTTTCATAGGGACGATAACGCCAATGGCCAGATTGCATCACGCCGTGGTTGATGCCGTACTTGGATAGGCGCGTGCTGGTTTGGTTAACCAACACAATCCTATCTAACACCATCGCAACCCTGACGCCTTTTTTAGCCTCTTGAACCATGATGTGCATGGCTACTTCTGTTTTGCCAAAACCTGTCGGGGCGTACAACAGTTGGCAGCGGTGCTGGGAGAAGCCCTGTTCGAGCTTCTCCACCACATCCGCTTGATGTGGTCTTAAATTAATCATGCTTTCTCCTGCTGGGAAACCGCCCAGCTTCGGTGTTATGCGGCCTTTTCGGCTCTGCGCTTCCAATAGTTTATCTGCTTTAGCATCTCTGCGTTTTTAGCCATGAACTCATCCCTGCTATGTGTCACGGATTTGAGTTTAGCCTCCAACTCTTTGACTTGCTCGCGCAACGACTCAATGGTTTCTTGGACCTCAGCTCGCGCCTCTTCTGAAACAGGCAAGGACCGCACGGCCAGCATATCTTTGAGCTTTGTGTTCTCTTCAGATACCGCGCTGATTTCTGTAGCCAGCTCATTGAGCTTATCTTCTTCTTCAAATTCAGGCTCGGGATAAGCCGCAGGAAGGGCGGCGGGCTTGCGGCCAATGTTGGAAGTGTCACGGCGTTTGCCATCTTTACCAACAGAGGTTTCCTTCTTCAACCCCAAGGCTTTGCGTACACGGCCAACAGTCATGTTGCTGACCAGGCAAATCTGAGCAATCTGTGTGTCGGATAAATCACCCAACTCAATGTCTTCAAGCGCAAGCTGGACAACGTAGCGGCGCTCTTCAGGCGTCCTAGCTTTGCCATGTTGTGCGTTAGCTTTGAGCGAGGCAATAAAGGCGTCACGCTTTGTGCCTTGAATGACGTTGGAGTCAATGTCTTTGTGGCCTGCACGTTTGTGTGCGTGCCAGCGGTGAAAGCCATCGGAAAGCCAATAATGTTTGCCGTCAAAATGCAAATCGACTGGAGGGAACTCTTGCCCTTCAAGTATCTCTTCGGTGTAGTGCTGGACCAGGGTTTCGTCTAGCTCTTTGCGGGGCTGTGTTCCACCATCAAGGCGGATTTTTGTAAGCAAGATTTTTTCAGTCATTTTTTTCCTTCAGTAGTTGGCGCAGTTGCACCATTGCGTCTTTGAGGTCGCCCTGCAATTGCATGATGGCCTCTTGTTGTGCCTGCATCCTCTTGTAAGAATCAGATGCAAACTTTGCTAGGTTTTCATTGGACCAAGCTGCGAAATTCGGCATGTCCATTCATCTCCTTTCGTTTAACGGTTTTTTAACTGGTTTGGGGCAATTCTTTGGGGGTACGATAGCACGCCAAACAGCCTGCGCTGGCTCGCTTTGCTTTGCTTCTGTCCACCTATCAATGTATGTGTCAGGCATATTTCGCAGAGCTTGGTACGCAGAACCTTTTTTGATGCCAAGGGTTTCCGCTATAGATCTTACTGTGAGGCCATCACTATGTCGGCGCAGCAACCGCCGAATATTTGGATGATTTGGGGGGATCATTTATCATTTGCCTTCATTTCTTTTATGGCTGACATCATGTCGGAAATGGCGGTAATCGCCATCGCGCACTCATCAAGGGCGTCATCATACTGCTTGTCTAACATCTTCAAATGCACTTCTTTTAAGGCTTGCTCGGCCCTCATACATGGAAGTGCGTAGTCAATTACTTTTTCAATTTTCATTTGCTTTTTACTTTCTTGTGGTCCATAGCTCCTGGTCGGGAACAATCGTTTTTTGGCGGCTCATACACGGGCCTATCCCAAATGCTAAACGTGGGCGGCAGCGCCTCATTTTCTGCGCGTTGCCTTGGCTCCCAAGGGTCTTTTAACCCAAGGTCTTTGCGATGGATGGAGTTATCATTTCTAGGTATAAAGGTCATTAGTTTTTCTCCAGTTTTTATTGTTCTTCTCTTTCAACTTGTTTTTGAGGGATTGGTTTTGGCGCAGCAGTTCACCGATTACACCTAAGTGATCGCTTCTGCGGGCTTCCAGTGTGTCAATGGTGCGCAAGATCAGGCGCTGAAGTTCATCCATGCGCCGCTTAACCATTTCCTTTTGGTACTCCGCATAGGGGGGGGTCACACCGTCCACAATAACTTTGTCAGGCGCGTGGAAGTTGTCTTTTAGTTCAAACTGTTCGAACTGTTTAAGTAGGTCTTGTGTCATGTGTCTCTTTCTCCTTTGGTTTAAATAAGCCCATTGCAAGGAACCAGTCTTGGAACACATCAGCAGGGCGACACGCTAGGTATATGCCTCTGCTATCACGCGCTTTGGATATGGCGGCAACTATGTCTTTCCAATCGTCTTGGTTCATGCCGTAGTGCATGTTAGGTTGCGGCCCAAAGTTAGGGTACTTCTTATCCCAAGAACCGTTTGCCTTGGCCCCTGCAACAATTGCTTCAAATGTTTCATCCGGCATGTCATACTGGCGGCTAGCGTAGACCATTTTGTCGGGGTCGGTGGGATGTGGTTTAAGCGGCATTGTTCTTCTCCTTGAGAATTGACTCTGCACTGGTTGCAGCTTGAAGTTTAGTAAAGCAAGATTGATTGATTGCTGAAAAATCTTCCTCTGTTAGCCCTACCCATTTAAGTTTTACGCCTGACAGTTTTAAGTCTGCCCTCATCAGGTCTTTTAATACCTGCTCGTCTTCGTCATGCCAGTTTTCAGGATATGCTTGTTTAAATGTGTCTAGCGTATCCCACGCTCGGCGCAGTAAGTTAATCATGTGTTCTTCTCCTTGAGTACGGCTTCAATTGCACGGGCAAATTCAAATCTGTCTGCGTATGGCATAGTATTGCTGATAGCAAATATTTCCGCATCATCCTTCAACCCAACCCACGGGCGTTTGATGCTAAGTGGTAGTAGGTCATGTAGGTCTTTTACATATTGTGGTACATCGCCAACGTGAAGGTTGTTGTCCTTTAAGTTTATGCGTAGCTTGACTTCGTTGCTGCTGTACAGCTTGCCGTCTTTGTCGTAATACCAGTATGTAGCGTCTTTGAGTCGGGCGTCGTTAAATAACTGTGCAAACTTGTATATCTCAGGCGTCATCTGCTTGATGCCAGCTTCAGCGCCAAGCCTATCCAGCTTTTCTATTAGTCGTTCAGTCATTGTTTTTCTCCTTACCATTTTGGGTTTGTTACACGCTCATTCGCTTGCTCCCAAGTCCACTCAGGTCGCATGTGTCGAGTCCATTCGACTCTCGCATGTAGGGCTTGAAGGTACAAGAATTGAGGGTCTTTTTTCCAAGGTTCCCAGTCTTTCCTTTCTATCATGCCCGCACGAACATCTGCGCAGATGTTGGCATGGCAAGCGCCTCTCCACCAGTTGTCTCCGTCTCGCTTCTTCAATCCCGATTTGACGTACAACCAATACTTGATTCGGTGTGTGTATGATGCCAGCCTCCGCGCCAGCGTTGCTATTAGTCGTTCAGCCATGTTCACCTCCTAATACGGCTACTATATTTTTCCAATCTTCTGATGTTGGCTTCCTACCAAACTCGCGCTCAAAATGTCTGGCGGTTTGGCCGATCCATATCAAGCGGTTCATAACTTCTTCAGCACCAAGTTCAGCTTCGAGTCGTTTAAATTCCGGTTGGTCTGTGAGTCTCATGCGTTCTTCTCCTTTTCTAAAAAACTGTCCAGCACATTTTGTTGGTACTTTGCTTGATGTGCCGCTGCTTCCCAAAAACCTATTAGGGCTTGCTGCTCTACTAACCAAGCAAATACGCGCAGTTCAGGCGTTAACTCGACCCGCGCTTCCTTTGCAAGTTCTTCTACTGGTTTTTTCATGTGTTCTCCTGTGGTGGTGTGCAAGTGTGAATGTTCCATGTGCGTTTGCCGCATAGGGGACATAAGTTTTGCTTTAGACTAGCTATTGCTGCTTTCTTGCCATCGTAGTAGCCTGACTGGTATGCAATCAGCAGCGCATTGCCATCGTCTTTGTAGACCTGTGTATCGTCATCTTCATCCATTGTTCTTATCCTTTAATATGGCTTCAATGTTTCTTGCGTAAACTGCAATACTTTGTGTTGGCAAACCGTTTAAGCGGGGTTGTATTTCCTCGTCCGTCAGCCCTACCCACGGGCGCTGTGGTGGGGTGGTGTTGATGTCAAAGTCAACTCCAGCCCACGCCACAGGCTCCAGCGCTGGCTGTGCCAAGACTTCTTTAATGGCGGCGATGGCATTGTCAATATCTGCTCTAAATCCTGGCAAATCTTCCAATACCTCCAGCGCCAGCTTCAATGTTTCACGTTCCATTGTTCTTCTCCTTCAACTTAGCCACCACAGCTTGAGCAATAATTAAGAAGTCAGCAAAATCAATTTCCGCTTCCGTTTCATCTGCTACTTTTGATACACGCCACCATTCAAACCATTCATTATCTGTTGGCTTTAACCACGGGCGCTGTTGTGGGGCGGTGCAGAGCATTTGAACGCGCTGTCCAGATTTCTCTGGCACAAATTCCAAATCCTCTAATTTGACGATTGACCCATCTTGAAATAGTACAGCCACCGGCTCCTGCGCTGGCTGTGGTGGGGTGGTGTAAAGGGGAATGCCTCTCGCATATGCTGTTGGGTCTGTTGTTACGCAGGTTTTATTTACGGGATGCAACCAAGCCACAGGCTTCTGCGCTGGCTGTGGTGGGGCGGTGGCGCACTCTGGAAACTGTGTAAACGCTTTGGTGCATGCATACAAACAAGCCCTGTCGCATAGTGCATCTGGATACATCCACGCCACAGGCTCCTGCGCTGGCTGCGTTGTTATTTTTGCGGCGAGAAAACATCGCCATGCAATTTCCCTAATTGTGATTTGCTGCCTGCCTATTGCCTCATAAACAACGGAAAATTCTTGCCAAAAAGGCCCGACTTTGCTTGCAGCATCTTGGGTACTTGGAATTGCAAGCTCCTGCGCTGGCTGTGCCAAGGCTTCTTTAAGTTTTTTGCTCATATATTTCCTTTAGTGTGGCAACGCACACTGCGACTTTGTGTTCGATTAACGCCCAAGGATTGTCTGCACGAAGCAATTGCGCATGCGTCAAGAATCCTTCGACGAACTTATTGTTCACTTGTATTCGAATCCTCGCAAACTCCATATCCTGCGCCAAGGCTTCTTTGTGAAATTCGTCGCCCCCACAATTTGAACACGCAAGATAGTCAAGGTCAGCTTCAGACAGCGCTGCTGTAAATTCCTGCGCTCCGCATTCGTTACAAATCCAATTAGGCTCTTGCGCTGGCTGCGCTAACTTGTCCTGCGCTGCTGCGCGTTTTGATTTGTAGCCTGTCATGTTGTTCCCCTTGCGCGGATTGTTTCAGCCGCTAGTCTTGGTGTAAATCCACAAACCAAACACCCGCCTTTGTCATTTTGTGCAAACTGCACCAATGCAGGCGCGCCTTCAAACATCTGCGCTATTGCCTCACGCTCCTGTGCTGCTACCAATTCGGCAAAGTGTTCTATATCACCATGCAAGGTTAGCCCGTTAGCTTCAATTAGTTCTTTGTATTTCATGGTCTGCTCCTTGCAATTCTGTGTAACGTATCTTCAAACGGCTCGGCTGCTACGCCCTTGCCTTCCCACGATTGCCACAGCCCGTTGCGGCGGTCATCAATAGTTAGATTGCCATCAGGACTGTTCGAGAGCAGTATCCCCATCTCTTTGCAGCTTGCGGTAAACCGCTTGGGTTCTTCCTGCGGCGGGCAGATTGTGTATGTGTATGGTAGTTGTGCCATCACAACTCCAACATATCAAGTTGCATAGCAATACGGCGGTCAAGTTCCTCAAGCCCGTTTATAATTGCGTTAAGCCGTTGCGATAATTCAGAGTTGCCTTCACGCTTGGGCATGGCTTGGTTGTCTTCTTGCGCCAACTTTGGGTCACGCGATACCACACGCAGCCGGTGTAAAAGCACATCAAATTTCCCGCCGCACTGCTCAACTTGGTTCTCTATGTGCTGCATAGCGTAAAAAATGTGCGACTGCTTTACTTCGGTTTGCTGGGCAACAGAACCACGCGTATCAAAATATGTTTGTCCAATAATACTCATCACTCTTCTCCTTCAAGGTTTTCAATGTGTGTCTTCAAGTCAACGATGCGCATTGCTTGTCGTTGGGTAACCTGTTGCTCTGCTGCAAGCTCATCACGCACCTTGATATACATAGCGCGGTAGTCTTTGCAGTGAGGGCACTCGCGTCCTATGCCGTCCAAGTAGCCGCGCTGGTATGCTGATTCTGGGTCAGTTTCTTGCTCTTTGGGCAACAACTCAAACAGTTCTGCAACTTGCTCATTTGTAAAAACACCAATGTGTAAGTCAGGAAACTTAACCCATTGGCGGTCTGTGCCGGAAATATGAATGACGCAGTATTCCTCCGTTTCAAGGCATAGCAACCGATCACCACGGCGGTACTTTTGTGCCACTGGTTGTGGTGTGGTGTACAACGGTTTGAACGTCCAACCTTCAAGCAAATGCCCTTCTGGGTTTTCGTAATGGATGTCGTCCTCTTCCCCGTACTCGTTGATGGTCATCCACGCAACTGGCTCCTGCGCTGGCTGTGCCAAATTGTCTTGCCATTCGCCTGGGTGCAGCTTAGGCACATAGCCATAACGCTTACTAACTTTTTTATTTTCTGCTTCAATAAATTCGTCTATTGTCTTTGCACTTGCCGCTTTCTTTTTGCTTGGATAGCCTGTCATTTTCCGCAACTCCTACACTTAATTAGTATTGTGTACACGGGACGCTTGCAGTACACGCAATAAGATTGATAGCCTGTCATGTTGTTCCCCTTTCTATGATTTTTTTAGCTAAAGAAAAACAGCACACATCCCACAGGCCCTCAGTGCCATCATCGGCTGCATCGTTGCACAACTTGGCACACGCCTCACGCTCGGCTTCTACTGCTCGGCGTATTTCAGCTTCTATCCCAGCCTTAGACCACAGAGACAATGGGCCTAATGCAGCCGCCACTTGCGGTAAGTAATGAGGCTTTGCAGCCAATTCACGCAGTGCCATTTCTTCTTGCTCGTTCATGTTGTTCCCCTTGCGCGGATGGCGGCTGCGAGTCCATCTAACAACTCAACTCCCTCAGTTCCACCGATATATCCCCACAATGCGTCACGCCGATGTTCTTCAGTTGGCTCAATAAACTTAGCGCATTCCTCACGCTCATCAGCACGGGCTGCTGCTGCTACCAAGTTGGCAAAGGTTTCAAATCGGTTTGGCTCATCATCTTCTAATGTCCAGCCGCTGGCCCAATCCAAGTCAGCTTGCTTTGCTAGTTCAATAATGTTCATGTTGTTCCCCTTAGTGTTCATACCAAACAGTAACCTGACCATTTTTTTCAATAGCATTTATCAATTGTGTAAAGGGATTTTTTGTTCCTTCTTCCATAGTTGCCGCCATGCCACGTAGTGTTGAAATGTTGTCAATTCCAAACGTATTTGGTAAAGGCATATCAGCACGTTCTAAGCACGCTATAAACCACGAAGGCGCAAGGACATGCAAACTTTTTTGTTTTACATTTACTTTAACCGGTTCCCAAAAAATTGTTGCGCTCATAAAATCTCCTCTATCTGCGGGTGTTTAAGCGCCTGTGCATAAACTTTTGCGCGTTCGTATGCGTTGTCGCCCATAAACAATTCTGCGTATTCCCAATCAAAAAACCAAGATTTAGTTTCAACAACCCAATATTGTTTTGGGTGTAGTCGTAGTCGTACTCTCATCACTTCCCCCAAATAAGTAAGCACACAACCCACACACAAAGCACCACCGTCATCACGGTTAGCAAACCCTTGAACGTGTCGGCAATGTCCTCGTAAGGGTCATCCAGTTGTGCGTCTTTGTAGCCGTTGGCGTAGGCATCATTGACCTCTTTAATACGCTGCTTGCGTACAGGGCAGTCTTTACCTTGTTCGCATTGACCGTTTGCGTTACAGCAGTTCATAGTGGTGCATCCTCGTAGTTATCGGGGTTAACGGGTATCCGCTTGTAGGGCTTGTCAGGTAATGGCGTGGTGGGAAAGGGCCATGTGTTCATTTAGTTTCCTTTCACGCAGAGTACCTGCTTTAGTTGGTGGACAACTTCAACAAGGTCGGTTTGGTTTGCCATTACTTGGTCGATGTCTTTGTAGCTGGCTGGGATTTCGTCGATGACGCCCTCGTCTTTGCGGCACTCAACTCCCACTGTTTGTGCCACCAGATCACTGAGGCTAAACCTTCTCTTCGCTTCGGCACGCGACATGCTGCGACCTGCGCCATGTGAGCAAGAGCAGTAAGACTGAAGGTCTCCCTTGCCTCGGACGATGTAGCTTCTTTGTCCCATGCTGCCCGGAATAATTCCCAGATCACCTTCTCGGGCTCGTATGGCTCCCTTACGAGTAACCCACATATTGCGCCCAAAGTGATTTTCTCTTTCGACATAGTTGTGGTGGCAGTTGATTGCTTCCTGTGTGATGGTGAACGGTTTGTCGATGCGCTGCTTCATAGCTTCAAGCACTTCAGACATCATGCGGCGGCGGTTTTCAAGCGCATAGTTCTGCGCCCAGCCCACAGCGTACATGTAGTCATCAAAGTCCTCGGTGTTCTCAGGGAAGTACGCAAGGTTGTCATCGGGTAGCGTGATAAAGAACTGCTCCATCTGGCGCTTGGCCTTGGCAATGTAGTGCGTACCAATCATGTTGCCGATACCACGGGAGCCCGAGTGCAACATTATCCAAACGTCTTGGTTCTCGTCGATGCACACCTCAATGAAGTGGTTGCCCGAACCGAGGGAGCCCATCTGACTTGCTGCCTTGGCGTGGAATTTATCGTAGTCGCCCTTGTACAGTGGGTCGATGACTGTGCGCGTCAAGTCGGGGGTTAGCTCCCCAATGTCCGTGCTGTCATCGTGCGCTCCACCTACGCCCAGCGGTACGCGCCGTTCAATCTCATCGCGCAAAGGCTTCAAGTTATCAGGCAAATCACTGGCCTTGAGGGATAAGCGCACAGCGTTCATGCCGCACCCTATATCGACACCCACAGCGGCGGGAATGACTGCACTTTCCGTGGCGATTACTGTGCCCACAGTGGAGCCAATGCCCGCGTGTACGTCAGGCATACAGGCCACCCCATTGCTATTGATAAACGGCAGGCGGGCAAGGTTCTTTAGCTGGGTTAGGGCTGATGCTTCCACCTCGTCCGTCCAGATTTTGATAGGGCGTGCGCCCTCGTCTTGGATTACTTGTTTCATTTGACCTCCACATCAGGGATGATTGCTGACGGTTTGAATACCACGCGATAGTGGTACACACTGGCTGGCTTGGCTTCCAACTGCTCAACAAAATACGTCACGTTGTCGGACAGGCCAAGGAAGTGCTTCTTGTAGCTATTCGGCCCCACCTTGCAAGTGATGGAAAGTTCCCTGCTTTTGTCCCAGTTGCCCAACGCACACAAGCCCTCGACAGTCAACATGTAGTCGCCAGTGATTCCGTTGTAGAACACCACACGGCGTGTGATTTCAAATTGGTCTGCTGCCTTGGACATGTTTTTCGAGGCAATATCTGCATCCGTGGAACAACCCGCAAGTGCTGCTACGGCAGCGGTAATAGCAATAAATTTTTTCATTTGGCACGCTCCTTAAGCATGGCATCTGCCATCTTGAACGCAAACCTCGCAACCGCCAAGCAGTCTAGGTCTTCGTCTGTGCGTATTGACTCCATGATTGCCGGGTAAAACATGGTCGTCATCGCTTGCCCCGCAAAGTGGTCACGCAAGGTCATGTCCCTTGCAAAGCCGCCTGTCTTGATGTGCCAGTCGGTGTACTGTTTGGCGTATGCGCCTTCCATAACTATCGGTTCGTCTTTCATTTCAGTTCTCCTTTAGGTTTGCTTACGGGGTAACCATCATCCCACTCTTGCGCAAAGGGGTCAAAGTCAGGCTTCGGGTAAATAAAATTGCTGTCGGTTATGTTTTTCTCTTTCAGATAAAACTCCATTGCAATAAGGTACGGGTCAAATAAAGGCAGTGGAGAAGTGTCGTTATAGTAGTACGTTGGCTTACTCTCATCCACCGAGGTAACTGTCCTACCACCAACAACGTGGTGAAACTTTGTTTGTTGCATTTTTATTTTGTAGCCCTCTGCCTGCGCCACTGCCAGCTTCAATTCTATGGAACCAATAGGTATATGCCTTACACCCATAGTTTCTCCTTGGGTAATTAGCTTGTGTCTCACTTGTACTCCTCCACACGCGCATTAAGCCGCGCAATCCGGTTGACGTTGTAGTCCACGATGCTTTGCGCATACTCGACTGCTGTCTCGGCTTCCAATTTTTCCAGGTGGGCGTGTGCCAGTTCAGCGGCAATCACTTCCAAAGGGGTTGGCCTTTTGAATGGCTCTTTAAGTAGCGCTAATAGTTTTTTCATTTGCTTTGCTCCTTATTGCGTTTGTAATAATTTTTTGAGTAGGCTGCTCTTTTTGCGCGCAAAACATTTTTGTTTTTTGCGTACCACTCACGTTGGTACTTGCGCTTTTTTTCCTTGGCCGCGATTTCTTCCGCGCTTACCTCTTTTCTGGTAAACACAGGTTCACCCTCCCCGCGAATAGGTGCGGCGGCATATTTGTTAAGCGCAAACGTTGTTGCCTCTAGATTTTTTATCCGTCTTTCCAGCTTATCAACTTTATCAACCAACCATCTGATGGTCTGACCCTGGGCTTTCAAATCATCACTCATCTCTTTTGCTATCTTGAAAATGTTCCAACTCATTTGCTTTCTCCTAAGTTAAAAAGGTGAGGGTACTCGCTGCACTAGCGCTGCGTTTTAGGATGTTGGACCGGTTTCGCAACACTAGCATCCGCTTTCCCCTCGTAAACATCATACCACATGAATTCCAAGCATATCAACTGTTGCATCATCAATGCTAAGCCCTCTTACCCGTTGACCCTCCCTCCCCCGGTTTTTGGGTGTTGGATGGCTAACGACTCTTTATCAAGGTGTTTTGACTGGTTTTTAAGCAGCCTAACGGCAGACCGGACTGCCGCCCTCCCCTGGAATCCCGATAAAGCCAGTTCTCACCGGCTTGTCGATCATCTCCCAGCGTACTAGGGTATGTGTCTTTACGACAACCTTGTTTATTCCTTTTGGCTTGCGCTACTTCGGAGGTGCGGGTCACACCGAGTTTTTTGTCTTTTCTTCCACGCTGGCGATACAACCACTTGCTAACGGATGGAGTCCGGTCGCAGCCGCAAACGAAAAAAGCCGTTACTACTGCACTGGGTCGTTCCCTCCTAATGGAGGCCAATGCATGAGTAACGGCTCTAAACCTGTTGTGAACGACTACAACGGTTATCACTATAACGCACTTTTTGCTTTTCGGCAATAAGTACTAAAAAATATTTGTTGGTGTCCTGCCTTGAACTTTACCGCAGGTTGAAAGTCTCAGGCTTTCGCCACACCAACACGGCTGGGGACTGGTTTGTCAGACGATGTGTCTGCTGGTCACCGGCAGCTTTCCCGATAAGACCAATCCCCATGCGTGTTAGCTTTCAACTCTAACATCTGTTAATGTTAAAAGAACCCCCCAGTCTCCTAGGGGGTAAGGGTCTTTTTAGGACCAAGGAGAAAGCAAGTTTATTCTACATGAATAATTTTTACTTGCCAACGGTTGTCCTTTTTCTGCCAGCCGTGGACCTCTATCTTGATGCCTGACTCCCTGACTATGTCCAGGTTCTCATGCTCTAGGATCTTCTTTAGCCGGGAAGATGTGTTGTTCCAGCTGGTGGTCTGCACGCCGATTACCGCCCCCTGGCCAAGGCACAGGATGTCAATGAAACCGGCGAAGTCATTTTTACGTTTTGTAAAAGAGTTGTACCGCTCCACTACCTCGGCATAGAAGCCGTTGTCCCTCATGTACTTGAGACTGCGCTGCGTTGTAGTGACTGCCATAAATATTTTCCCAAGTTGTTGCAAGACATGATACACTGTGGGTACAATGTGTTGCCCCACCACCTAATTCTACAGGAGAGACATATGCGTTGCTTTACATATGACACTAGGCCAATCAAGGAAAAAGCATGATCATCACTAACAGGTACAACCTACCGCAGACGTTTGTGAACGTCTTAAAGCGCCCGTCTTACTCTAAGGGAAAGTCCAACATCTCGGCAACCGAGTTGATCTCTTCCCCAAGGATTGTCCAGCTACGCAAGCTGCACGCCGACGAAATTGAGCAGGACGTTAGCGAGATGGTCTGGTCCATCTTTGGCACGGCCATTCACGGCGTACTGGAACACGGCAAGGATGACCACCACCTGGTCGAGGAGCGGCTGCACACCAATGTTGACGGCTGGGCCATTTCCGGCGCCATAGACTTACAGATCATTAATGAGGATGGCACCATCACTGTTAATGATTACAAGACTGTAGGCGCATGGTCGGTGATGAACGAGAAGATAGACTGGGAACTCCAGCTAAACATCTATGCCTGGCTTGTCCGCAGGGTAAAGAACGTCGATGTAAGCAAGCTGGAGATCGTGGCCATCATCCGCGATTGGAGCCGCAGGGATGCCGCAATCAAGCCATCCTACCCCGATGCCCCTGTGAAGGTTATACCCATCCAATTATGGCCATACGAGCGCCAGCAGGAGTTTATCCAGCAGCGCATTGAGATCCACTCCAACGCCCTGTTTGATCTTGATACGGGCGATGAGTTACCCCACTGCACATCTGAGGAGATGTGGGAAAAACAAACAACCTACGCGGTAAAAAAGATTGGTGGCGTCAAGGCACGCAATGTCTGTGACACCAATGAGGAAGCTCTAGCCAAGGTGGCGGAGTATGGGAAAGAGTACGAGATAGAAGTGCGTCCAGGGGAACGGACGCGCTGCGCTAACTTTTGCTCTGTCAGTAAGTACTGCAATCAGTATCAGGACTATTTAAAAACTAAGGAGTAAGCATGAAAGACGACCTATTGACAACGGCCATACTTGGCTGGGTTATCGCGTCATGGTTGACGCACGTTATTGTTTGTTTGTCGGCTGGCAAATGGGGATTCCTCATTGCTGGCGCAATCATTTTCCCAATCGCATGGATTCATGGAACCGGCGTTTGGTTTGGATTTTTTTAAAGGAAAAGCATGGTACATAAAAAACTAATGACTGCGCGGGTACGCCTGCTACACACAAAGCTACAAAAAAGCGGGCTTAACAAGTTCGCTGGGTACAAGTATTTTGAATTGGGCGACTTTTTGCCTGAGGTTCAAATGATCTTTAACGATCTAGGTCTGTGCGGCGTTGTGTCTTATGACGCAGGCTACGCAACCCTAACCATCACTGATACGGATGACGGCACAGTAATCGTCATTACTAGCCCTATGGCTGGTGCTGAACTCAAGGGAGCGCACCCCATCCAGAATCTAGGTGCTGTTGAAACCTACCAACGACGCTACCTATGGATGACGGCTATGGAGATTGTCGAGAACGACATCATTGACTCTTCCCCTCAAAAGGTAGAAGAGCCTAAGCCAAAAACAGAGCCAAAAACAGAGCTTAAAACAGAGCCGAAGAAGCCTGTTAAGGGAGATAAGCTTCCCAGTGAATGGTCAGAGCCTAACCCAAAGTGGACCATTGAGATTGATGCGCCCAACGAAGAGCAGTGGAACAAGTTGTTGCTGGACTGCACCAAGCTCAACATAAGCATGGCCAAGAGCGAAGACGATGTGAAAGAAATGTACAAGGTCAACCGCCAGCACTACGACAAAGTGAAAACAGAGTCACCCGATGTTCATGCCACCATCATGGACTTGTTTAAAGAAGCGAAAGGAAAGTTTTAATGGATTACCCAAACACAGGTGTGCTATTCACCTCAACAAACAAACGCAATGAACGTGCGCCGGATATGAACGGCAACATAAAGTTTGACAAAGCCTATCTCATTGAGATGATTGGGGCGGCAAAAGGCCGGGATGAAGTAACCATCAAGTTAGATGGCTGGGTCAAGCGCGACAAGAACAATAACCGCATGGTTTCAATAAAGGTGAACACCTACGTTAAGCCCGCAGCAATACAAGAAAGGGATCCTTGGGATGAATAAGAAGAAACCAACCACAGTTAAAGAGTGGGAAAAGGTTTGCGAGAACCTTAACTCTGCACTTCAGTCCATGATGAAAGATGAAGTAAAACTTCAGAATAAGATTGAGAAACTTGAGGAGCAGTTGACCATGTCTGTTGGCGTGATCAAATACTTGGAGATGAAACTTGAGCGACCCAATCCAGTTTGAGGGCATTAAGACTGGGCTGAAACAGTCCAAGGACGGCTATGTCTTAACCATAGCTGTCCATCCTGATGACCTTCCTGATGACTTAATGCGGGACTTTGTTGGCTCGCGTTATGTTGTTGTGATGGTGCGGCTGGGCGACGATGAGCAGCCCATGAGCCGTGAACATGAGTTTCCAGGCGACCATGCCGTTAAGATGGCTGGAATACTCTGCCGCGACCCTGAGTTCTGGGAATGGCTACACAAGAAAGAGTGGCTGATGGAGAAGAACGAAAAGGCTTGCGCCTCTTGGCTAATTTCTTATCTGGACATAGAGTCCCGCAAGGAACTAAAGACAAACGAAGAGGCCCGTGATTTATTTAACCGTCTTAAAGCAAGCTTTGAGGCATGGAGGAAACAATGAAGAAACTAATCCCCTACAGCGTTTATCTGCCTGTAGAGTACCACGACAAGATAAAAGTATTGGCTGCGCAGCGCAAAGCATCAGCAATGGTGCGTGACGCCATCTGCATGATTCTTGACGGCAATGACGCCTACAAAGCTGGCTACAACAAAGCTTTGAAAGACTGCGTCCGGCAGATTGATGAGGTAAAAGAGATTGAGCATATCGCCATCAAGGGCAAGTACCTTAACGATCTTCTGTCCCAAAAAATTGAAGCGCTGGAGATGTGATGGATGAATTCGACAACATGCAGAATGCTATTTATCAAGCAATAGCAAATACGGATTGCAGAGAACCAATGAACGCTGTTATGGCGCTCTGTGCTGTGATGTGTGACCTAATGGTCCAACTCAAGATGGATGACGAAAGACATGCCGTTAACGCTGTTATACGTACCCTGCGCTTAGCAAAAGAAACGCGCCAGAACACGGAGATCCATTAATGACCGAGCATGAAGAAAACCTACGCGACTTGGCGGCTATGTTTGCTATGACCGGTTTGATCATCAGGAACAGAGAGAGGGATCAAATTATCCCTACCGCCTTTGCATTTGCCGACTACTTCATGGAGGCGCGCAAACCTGAAGAGGGCATTGCGGCCATCAAGAAGCAGCGCAAGAAAAATGTACAGGAATCGTAAGTTGCTGGATGCTGCGCGTGAGTTGCCCTGCCAACATTGTGGTACGCAAAATGGTACGGTGGTGGCGGCTCACAGCAATCAACTGCGGGACGGCAAAGGCCGAGGCCTCAAGGCGCACGACTACAGGATTGCATCACTCTGTTACAAGTGCCACTCTGACCTGGACCAGGGCACCCACATGAGCAAGGCCGAAAGAATTGAGCTGTGGGAGGATGCACACCGCAAGACTATCGGACTTATGTTTGAACGCGAGATTATTGGGCTGCTTTAACCTTATCGTTAAAGTCTTTCATGGCTTTAATCCTCATCTCTTCAATACGCCGAGCATTCTTTGTATCGTTTTTATCAAGATACATTTTCTTCTCTTTGTTAAGTTTAGAAATTCTGTTTTCTACGTTATTGGCTTGTTGCCATAACTTAGATTCAGGATTTGCTTTTTTGTACTCTTCAACAGGCTCTTTGTTTTGTATGCGCTTTTTGATTTCATGCTCATACTCAGCCATTTGAGATATGTTGTCGTAAAACTTAGCTGAGATGGCAGCCGGTGTTTTAGTTTCCCCGTACAGTTTTCCAACCACTGGGATCTTGTACGCGGGAACTTCTTCTCCCTCGGCTGCGGCTTTAATAGATCCAACACCCTTAATTACTTCTCTGCCTACGCCGCCAAAGTACTGTCCAGCCAAGTAATCTATTTCATCAGCTGTTGGGCTAACTAATCCCTTGGTGTGTTTTGTCCCCATTGGAGATGTAATGAAGTTTAAAAACTCAGCTATTCCTTGGCTAATGAATGTAGCTGTAGGACGAGAGCGCTCATATCCAGGCGTTGGCTGGGTGGCCATATCCTTCTTATAGATCGGACGACCAAACGCATCTTTGTTTGCTGAGATTGCAAATAGTGGATCAAACGCGGTTGGCGCAATCATTTGGGTAAAGCTACCAGCACCCAACGGATTAAATGAATCAAGAATTAATGATCCAATGCTTAGAGCTTTATCCCCAAGACCTTGATTGCTCTTAAGCAGCCCGCCTTTGATAAGCACAGCCTCAGTCAAGATGCGGCCAATTCCTGGGAACACATTGAGTCCTGGGGGCATTGGCAAGATGATGTAGTTGTTTCCTGCAAATGGGATTGGAATGATCAGGTTCTTGTCCTTCAAAAACTCCGGAGGATCTCCATCATCGTACCCATTTAACGCCAACGCAATTGCTTGAATGACGCCCAGGGCGATACCGCCAGCAATGATCTTTTTGCCCATTGGCCCGTTTAGGGTTTGTATTAAGCGAGCAGTTCCTTGGACGGATGCATTGATAAAAGCATACAAAGCCTGGAAGGTTGGGGAAGCAGCTCCTTTGCGGTTAAAGTTAACGGTCAACTCTTTAGCAATAGACGCAGCCTTTTGTTCACTCAGACCTTTCTCAAGCGCAACTTTAAACGCCGACAAGCGCACAGCGTTTTCCATTGCATCGTTGTAGTCAGAGAGCCAATCAAAAAGCTTTTGTGTGGCTTTTTTAACATTACCCCTGTTGAGCCGCTTCATTTCCTGCTCAACAATATTTACCTTTTCTTTTGGCGCGCCAGTCCTCATGCGCTCAACAAACTTATCAAATGACTCGCTTTGACCGCTGAACTGCTTAGCAAATCCAGTGGTGCCTCCGGCAAGTCGCATTTGATCAAACAAATCTATTAAAGCTTGTTCTTCTGGAGATGAGGCTGGCTTTTTCCTCAAGCTTTTCCAGATAGCAAACATTGCTGGCAGGGTGCCTTTTAAAACTTCTTTTTCTTTCCCGGCAATTTCTGTCGTTGAAAGATTGAAGGCAGCGCTTTGTACGTCACGGGTCATGTTCCATGCGCCAAACACTGGGTTGAACTGCGTATTGATAGATGCAATCCAACGTGTTACCGCGCCGATATTACCCAAGACAAAGCCAAGTTGGTCAGAGTCCAGATTCTTCAGCGACATAGCCATGCGCATGGCACGCTCATCTTTAGGATTAAAGATGATGAATCGGTCTTCCCCATTGATACGAACAGGGAACACGTTCTTGCTGTTGTATTGCGCTGGGTTAACGTCATAACGCACAAGTCCCGTGGTCTTGTCAATCGACGGGGTTTGCAGCGGGCGAATAAGGCTTTCTGCATCCTGAATAGTCAAGCCAAGGCTAACCATCTCTTGAATGAGTTTGGCCTTATTCTTAATCGCATTAGGATTAATCGGCAACCAGAACTTTGGATTAGGGTTGGTGATGGCCAATGCATACAAAGCCCTGCCAACTTTTGCCTGCTCAGATCTGCGAATTGCTTTCTCGCGCTGCATTGCAATGTTGGCCAGGATATCTTTAACTGGTTTAACGGAACCTACCGCACGCTTAGATGCACCGCCTTTTGTTCCTACTCCGCCAACATATCCAGAACCGGTGTGTACAAAGTCTAGGTCATCACGCTGTAGTGGGACGTAGTGCTTATAAGTTTTGTTCCATTGGTCAATAGTGTCCTGAGTCTCAAGACCACCATCAACCAACATCTTCTGCGTTCCATCAATGATGTCATCAATCTTGGCAGCAAAGCGCTCCAGCTTGGCTTTCTCAGCGGCTGGTAAGTTGGACAAGTAATCCTGGGCGTCAGTTGTTTTAATTCCTGAGCCGGTATCCTGAACATCAGGAGAAAGATTAATCTTGTTAATCTGTTCGTTGCGCTCTTGTGCATGGCGGTTGTGCAAGTACGTTTCGAGCGCCTCTACACTTATGCCCTCACGCTTCATTTGCTCAAGCAGCGGACGGAAATCATCTTTCAAGAAATCCAAAATGCGCTCAGCAGAACGCCCGTGATAAAGAGTTTCTTTTGTATAGGCGTCCAGGCGCTCATCAATCTGGCCAACCTTTTCATTGATCCTCTCAATTACACGCTTGGTGTCTATCTGTTTATCTGCGCCTTGATAGATAAGTCCATCTGTAAAAGATGGCTCAACCGTATCCCAAAGGGCTGTTGGTGCTGCATTGCCTTTATAGTTTTGGATGGAGAGATAGTATCCTTCGCCCAACATCTCTCTCGTTACAAACTTGCCGTCAGACTTAGCTAGGCTATCTAGCGCACGGATGATGGAGGCATCAGACTTCAATCCAAACAGCGACTTGATCTTCTGGCCAAACTCTTTGAGCCAATTCTTCAGACGCGCCAGCAAGCCGCCTTGTACAGCGTCATAGCGGGCTTTAACAATGTCAGAACCATTTACAGCCCAGAACTCAGATGGGTTGAAGTACTCATAATTAGCTACTGGAACCATGCCAAGCTTAAGCATTTCCATTGCAAAATCTTCGCTGGAACCGCGTTTTTGCAGAGCTTCCAGTAAAGACTTTATTTGCTCATAAGTTTTTTCTGCACCCTTGGGAACCTCTATGTTGGCTATATTGCCGTCGCCATAGTGGGCATCCATGAGTGCAGCAAAGTAAAGCTTTTCATTTGGCGTCTTGGCTGCTTTGGCAGCTTTTGCAAGCTGAGACGCCCAGGCTTTACGAATGGCTTGACGTATTTTGGTAGGCATCATTCTCTCAAGATGATGCAATATCTCGTGTGTAGCTGTTAAATTAGAGGACGCATTTTTAATAATTGTTGCGATGCGGTAAAAGGAATCATATTGACCGCCTTGGCCAGCCTGACCTTTTCCAATAATGGATATACCTAAGTCGCTGACAAGATCCTCGTTCTGCCCCATAAACCAGACAGCCAGATCACGAGCTTCGCGCGACATATCTCCAGCCATAACAGCTTCATTCAATCTCTTTTGAATGTGCAAGAACCCACGCTTGCGCTCGCTCGGTTCTTTCTCAAGACGCTGCTCTTCATCAGCGGCAATAGCAGCATCAGCCTCCTCAACAAATTTTTCATCTGTTATGCGGCCATCTTTGCGCATCCTGTTAAGAGTCTTAATGGTGCGCTTCAAAGAAGTAGAGCGCTTCTCTCTTTCTTCATCGGTGTAGCCTTGAATGTCGTAGAAGGTTGGCTCTTTTGGTTCTTTGGGTTCTTTCCCTGGAGCCTCTTCTTCAGTCTTAACCTCAAGCTTGGCCAACTCTGTTTCACGGCCAGTTTGCTTGCGTTCAACACCAGGCTTTGGAGCTGGGACTTGCTTCTCTGTCACGGTTGTCTTGGTGACTGGCTCAACCTTTTGGCGGATGATGTCATCGCTGTACATAGCTTTACCATTGATAAAGTCCATGACGTTTGCGCCGTTCTCGGGAACGATAAATATCTTGGCGCCATCCATCTGGTTAAGGTGGTTGGTGATTAGGTACTTGAAGGTTTCCTTGTTGACGTTAATACAGCCAAAGGAATAGCGCGAGTCTTCTGCTCCAGGCTTCTCTAGCGCAGCCAGGCGTTGCTTGGCGTCAGTCTCATGCGTCCATACAGAGTGCATGATGGTGTTGGAGTACGGGCCGTTGCTTCCCATGTGGGACTTGTCCAGCACAAACACTTTGCCAAAGTCATAGTCGCCAGCGGTATAAGCCTCACCAGCGCTACGCTTAGCATCACGCAGGCCCAGATCAAACACGCCAGCCGGAGTAATCCTATTGGCTTCAATCTCATTGTCGCCATGCATGTAGTCGCCGATAGCCTTGCCAAACAAAGTTTTGCTTTGGAGCAATAACGATCCGTCAGGGTTGAATAGGTAAGTGTTACCGCTTCGCTTGTCGGCAACAATAAACAGCTTGTCCTTTTCTTTAAGCTGCTTTTCCAGGGCCGGGTAGATGACGCCATACGCACGCTTAGCGGCATCAGACATCGACTGCGCTTCTTTCGGCAGGTCTTTTATCACCTCGCTGGTCTTGATGTCGTACTGGGGAACTGCAATTGTGTACGGCTTGCTGACAAACTGAGGGTTAAATACGATGGCCACAGACAGCACGCCGTTAGCAATCTGCTTGATGATTGCGCGGATCTTGCCGTTAACAGCTTTAGCGCCCTGTGTAATGAAGGCAATGACATCCTTGCGTAGGCTGTCCAGGAACTCAGTAGAGTCACGCTTGGCGCCGTACTGTGACTCAAGGCTCTTCTTCTGGTCTTCGCTTAGCTTGGAGGTCTGGTCAGTCAGCAAGGCGTGCTGCTTCTCTTCGCCTATCTCTGTGAATTCACCCTCAATGGTGTATGGCTCATTTGTCAAGCGAGGCGCAGCTGGCTTTTCTGCTGGCCCAAGCACCTCTACCTCTGGCTCACGAACCATAACTTTGTTGGAGTCTTCTGCAAAGTCAAAGCCAAACTTTTTGTACAGATCTTCCAACTGCTGGCGGTCAAGGCCAAAATTCTTTTCTTTAATGTTTACAAGCGGTACCGGCTCAATGTACAGAGTAACTCCATACTGGTCAGCAGCATCAACAATGTTTTGAAGCGCCTCATTGGCTTTGCCTTGGTTGCGCTTGGCCTGGTCCACCAATAGAGCATTGATCACCAGATCGGTAGATTCACCTTGGCCGGTTAAGACGGCATTCTTATCCTGGAACAATACAAGCTGGGGTGTAAGAGATACGCGCACGCCATCTTTCTCAAACGTGCGGTGAGGATCGCCACCCTTGTCAACATAGGTGCGTGGATCTTTAAGTGCCAATACCTCATAGCCGTCATTAAATAGAACAGCGGCCATAGGGTAGCGCAGGCTTCGGCCCTCTGGCGTTTCTACTGGCTCAAGCTTAACTCCTTCTTGTTTGCCTATGTACCCAAACTTTTCAGCATTTTTTACTGACTCTGCGTCCATTGATAAAGGAATATTTTTAACCCCAGAATCACGCAGATATGCATATCTATGTCGCCCATCTCCAAAAACGATAGCTCCATCTTTGTCTACAGAAACATTTGGGGCCTCTATAGATTTTGCATCTTTAATAAATTCTGCAAATTTTTTATACCGGCCTTCTATTCCACCTTCTCCACCTTCGCCAACATATTGCCATGTTGTTTTGGAAAAGGCTTTATCAAAAGCATCAGTGTTAACTTTAACTAATTGATTTTCTTTTTCCAGCCGGTGCATTGTTACTGGAACATCTTTTCCATTAACTTGAATAACATCTTCAAGTTTTGCCGGAGCTTTTTCTTCCTGCTCCTCCTGCTGCCCACCAATGATGTCGCGGGCTATATTAGCAGCCTCTTCTAAGTCACCGTCATAGTACTTGTCTTGGAACAAAGAGCTGTCAATGGCCTCTTCATCAGCTTCTGTAGCGCCCTCAAAAGCTTTAGGATCAACGCCATAGTAAGTGCGAGTAAGGCGCTCAGCCGGAGTCATGCTCTCGGCATTGTTAGCCATGAAGAATGCGTAGGCAAAACCTTCAGGCGTCAGAGAACGGGCGTATTTATTCTTGCCGCTAATCTTGTGGATTTTTGAACCTTCAGTTGGCTCAACTGGAGCCATAGGAAGATCATTTTGAAAGTTACCCCACAGCAGGGTTTTCTTTGTGTATGGATCGCCGTAGAAGTTAGGATCAAACGTCAGGTGGGCTGGCGGCAAATTGTTTAGCTTTGCGATTCGCCCAACAGGATTTTCCATTGCCCAAATTTTTGGCTGGAGAAATTCCACTGTGCGCAATACTTGTTTTACCAACTCATTGCTTAATTCAGTTTGTCCTTTAGCATCTTTTGCCGCCCAAAACTGAGCGCCGGATGACGCAAAGTCTGTGCATGGTGGGGCCGCAAGGATGCCCCAAATATTCATATCGCCAAAGCCCTCATTAAGAAGATACTCTGCGCTAAAGTCGTTAATATCTTCGCCGGTCTGTATATCAAAAGTCCATACGTTATAGCCAGCCTCACGCCACGGCTTAGACCACTCACCAGAAGCGTCAAACAGGCTCATAATGGTCCTGTCAAAATTCTTATTGGTCTTACCCTGGCGTGCGGCTTCCGCCTTCCATTCTTCAATCTGAGCCTTGGCCTCTTCAGGCGCCATCATTTCAGTTGGCTTTGGCTTAGCTGGCTTTTCAGCCGGATGCATTAGCGCGTTATAGCGAGTATCGTAGGGATTTTCTTCTTTTGGAGTTTCGCTTAAAAGCTTTCCAACAGTATCAGAGTCAGCTTCAAAAGGAACAACCTTAACACCGTCTTCTGTAATGTCTAGCTCTTCCTCAACCTTCTCTTCCTCTTGAGCAAAGATATCCTTCTGCCCACGCGCAGCCGCGACATCGGCAGCACGATCACTGCCGGTTAAAGTAAATTCACCAACCTCTTTGTCGGCTTTGGCTTTTTCTTCAGACTCTTTTTTGGCTTTAGCTTCGGCGGCTTCCGCTTCCTCTGCCTTCTTGCGATACTCTTCTTTGGCCCTTAATCCTTCTGGGGTTGGGCGAGTAAGCGCTTTTCCTTCATCTGGCTCAGTAGATGGAATCTCGCTTTCGGGCTCAACGCTGCGAGCATTGATTTCACTCTGTCTTTTTTCGTCGGCTGCTTCTTGAAGTTCAAGGTTCTGCTCCTCAATAGTTAGGTAGTCGTTAATTAATTTCTCAGCCTCTTCAACAGAGCCAAAGATTTGCTCAATCTCTACCTGTGATTCGTAGGGAATGTAGTTCTGGTTGCGTACTTGATCTTTGATGTACTCTTCCGCCTCCTGGCCGTCAAAGCCTGGAACGTTAGAGCGCATTTGGAACGGCAGGAAATCATCTAAGTCTCCATCCGAAACCATGTCTGCGATTGACTTGCCACTAGATCCTTTTTTGGCTTGGAGCTTCTTCTGGTAAACCTGTGGGCTCTTACCAAATAACTCAGCTATATCACTAGAGCCAAGCTTTCCAACCAAAGCAGTCCATAGGCTACCCCCAGGCTTTCCTTTGATTTTGCTAACAGCCTTCTCACCTTCGCTAACCCTTTGCTCCGCCTCGGTAATTTCCTGCGGCCGTGGAACAGCCTTGCGGATTACTTGTTGGGCTTGGGTAGCAGAGTCGTTGGCGCGCTTGATGGAAAGATTAAATTTATCTGCATCAGCACGCTTGTATTCGTTTTGAATGGCGTAGTGATCTCGCAAAAGCTTCAATCCATCAGACAATAAATTGCTGTATTGAGTTTTTAAATTACCCAACCCTAGAGGAAGTTTTGTATCGTTAACTTGATAGCCAAGATTATTAAGGGCTGTAATTACATCCTGTATGGACGCACTTACATTATCAAAAGCAGTCTTTGCCTCGGGTGAGGCTGTTTTTTGAAATGTATCGTAATACTTTTGCTCATTAGCCTCCAAGAAGTCAGACCACTTAAAGCCCTCTTCTTTGGCCTCTGCTTTGCCTTGCTTTGCTTGAAACTCTTGCAGCTTTTCTTTGTAAAAAGGAATAGATTCTTTTTTAAACATTCCTCTTTTAACACTATTGCGCACCGTATCTGCAAAATCTTTTTGCCCAGCAGCCTCTATTTGTTCAGCCAAATCTAAAGCTTCTTGTTGGTCCGGCGTAGGATTGCTTAAAGTTTTTTCACCAATCTCTCCTATTATGCGATCTCTCTCAGCTTGGATTTTGTCCAACTGATCTTGGCTAATACGCCCTTCCCTGAAAGCTTTCTTTGCATTAAAGCTAACAGTATTAATGATGGTGTATTGCTCTTCAATAGGGCGGTCTTTAAGATTGCCAAGCGTCAATCTTTCAGCAGGGGCTGCGGGCGCTTGTTCTCCTTGCGCTTCTGCTTGCTTGGCTTTAGGGGTTTCAATGCCACTTAGGGCTCCTTCAATAGAAACAGGGGTTGGGGTAGTTGGAGCTTGTTCCTCCACTTGCTTGCGAACAAATGGGCCGGCCTCCGCTACTGTTGGCTGGATTCCGGCGGCTTTAGGCTCTTCAACATTAACAGGTGGTAAAGTTGCGACTCCAACAGGAGCTTGTCCCAATGCCTCACGCAGCATTGCCTCTGTATCCATAGATTCAGACGGCGCAGCGGTAAGGCCAGCAATACCAGCCGGAGGAGTAATAGGAGCACCGCCACTTGGAGGGGTTGGAGGCTCATTTGGACGGGCTGTAGGAGGGGTTATTTCTAGACCAGGAACATTAGCTCGGACGTTTGTTCCTTGACGGACGCCTGCGTCTGGGCTTAGTGATTGGCGTACTAATTGATCTATCGCTTCTTGATTGACAGTGGCGCCTTTTGCACCCTCTTCTAATGCCTTTGCAAGCACCTCAGCGCGGGTTTGTTCGCCTGTTTTGGCACCATAAACCCTGGCCCCAGTAGTAACAGCACCGCCACCTAGCGCTCCAGCAGCCTCCGCCGCAGCAGCATTCAAAATGTCTTTAAGATTCTTTTCTGTTAAGAATTCTTCCTGTTCTTTTTCACGAACTTGGCCGGCAATCTGTGTGGCTTGTTGAGCGCCGCCGGTAAGGAATTCTTCAGCCATTTGCTTGGGAACTTCTTTGACGCCAGCTTTAAAGGCTTGCTTCTTAGTCTCTCCAGCAACAACTTCTTTAAGCCCGCGCTTAGCCAATGCAGCATCAGGACCAAGTACGCTGTCCAACATGCCATTGATGATGCCAACAGCCAGGGTGGTATCGCCAGTCTTTGTAATGTAATCAATGACAGTATCAGCCCGCTTGTTCCGAGGCATGTCTTTGATTTGATCTTTCAATGCGCTAAGGCGGTCATCCACAGCCTGGGCCGTGCCCATGCCAGCCCCAAGTAAAGCAACTCCGCCAGGCCCGGTGGTTACCGCTGCCAGCATGATAGGAGCCATTTGAACTGCGCCAGAGCCTACGTTGTAAGCGAGCCAGTTGGCAAAGTCTTTGACGTTTTCTACGTCTGTTAGGTCAGTTGTACGTCCTTTGTACTTAACTGAGTCTTTTTGGTATTGGTCTAAAGTCTCCAAAGAGGCAGAGACAAAATCCTTGCGCCTGCCAATCTCATCGACTGTGCGGTTACGAATCTTCTCGCGCATAGCTGGATCAGCGCCCAAATACGCACGCGCTTGCGATGTAGAAATATCCAATCCGCGCAACTGGTCTGGGTTGGTAATCTCACCAGTCTCAATCTTGTTAAAGAGGTCAAGCCTTTTTTGCACAGTGCCAAGCGCGCCAACATCTTTGTAGATGCCAGCTTGCTCCCACATGGATGGCAGGGCAATTTTTGCAGCGCTTTCCACGCCTTTGCCAAGCTCTTCCATAGGGCGAGCTTTCGATGGCGGACGAGGTGCTTTGGGCGCAGCTGCCACAGGCTCGGCGCCTGGAGCGCCAATAGCGCCCATTACTTGATCCTCTGGGGAAAATATGGGCTCAGCTTGCGGCGCAGTAAATGGTTTGGCTAGAAGGCTTCTTATGCCAGCACTTGATGGAGTGGCTGTAGCGTAGGCTTGCTCTTGAGGAGACATAGCCGTATTGCCTGCAAAATCAGGAACCTTTGGCGCAGGAGTAGGCGGCTGCTTTTCAAGGTAACTTAGGATTTTTGCCTTAGCTTCAGCCGGGTCCTCAGTGGTAATGTCGTACTGCTGACCCTTGTACTCATAAATGGGCATGGCAAGCCTTAATCAAGTTTAATTACTTTTGGCGCAGAAGACCCGCCTCCAAAGAAGGTTCCCATCTTACTAAAAAATCCTGGCTCTTCTTTTGGCTTATCTTGGAAAGACTCGTAGGTTGGCAATGCACTTGGCTGCGGAACAGGTAGTCCAGCTGCCTTGTAAGCATCCGCACGATACTTGTCTCTAATAGCCCGGTAATACTTGCCAACTGGGGAATCCAACTCTTCAGCAGAAAGGCCCGCAATTCTTTTTGTCACCTCTGAAAAATCTGATCCCGGCTTGCTTAAGTTTGCCTCAACTCTTCCAATTACTTTTTGCTCAGCGGTGGGCCGAGATTCTCTAAGAGCCTCTAATTGTTCTTGACGAAGAGCTAGCTCAGAATTTTTTGTAGCTTCTTGATACTTTAATCTCTGACGCTCAATATCTCTTTGGCTTGCATGATTGGCAATCATCTCTTTCAAAGTAAGAGCCGCATTATTTTCAAGCTGCTTGTAATGATCAAGAGTGCCTTTTGTCTGCATTTCTGTATTAGCAGCGGTAAGTGCATCTTTAGAGGCGGTAACTGCAAGAGATTCGCGTTTTGCAATTCTGTCGGCAAGCGCTTTTTGATAGGCAATAGCATCAGCAACACGCCCTTCAATTTGCGCTTTTGCATAGGCCTGGCGCAGCGTTTCAATGTCAGCATCCAACTTGCCAACTTCAATCATTTGCTGACGCTCAAGAGCCTGTTGAGCCTGCTGTCGTTTAATGTCTTCAGCGGTGTAATTGCTGTATGACTTACCAAACCCAGCAAATGCAGCGCCAAGGCCTTTTTGGCCACGAGTAGCTTCACCAGCTGCAATTAATGCATCACCAAGCGCGCCTAGTCCCATGCGCTTTTGGTTTTCTTGGAATTGCGCTTTACTGGCTTTATTTTGCTCATCAAGCTTGGCAGACAATGCAGACAACGCAGAGCCTGGGATTACGCTCACCAGCCTAGCCAACTCTGGATTTTTTTCCAATATTGCCTGACGGATAGCTTCTGGATCTTTAGGCATAGGCTCATCAGTATCACCCCTAATAGCCTTGGCCAAAGCAGCAGTTGCTGGGCCTGTCAAAGATGCAACTCCGGCTTGCGGCATTGCAGACGCAGGAGGACCTTGCATTTCCATGTTAGCGCGGGCTTCAGCTTCACCAGCAGTTTCTTCATCTGCCTCACCACCTCCACCAAACGCAACAATACCTCCAGGCGCGTAATGAAACATATCATCACGGACCGGAAGCTCGGCCACTCCGCCTCCAGCCATAGCTGGCATTTCTTGAGGAGCGCCCTGAGGCATCCCTTGCGGCATACCTTGTGCAAGCTGCGCTATTCCTTGTGGTGCTTGTTGAGGCATTTGAGCTACACCCTGAGGCATACCCTGAGGCATTGCACGAGGAGCGCCTACTTCAGCCTCTAGCTTATCTTTAACAGACTGCGTTGGCATTTCTGTTTTTCGCTTTTCTGCTCTGCTGCGGCGCTCAAGCTCACCCAAAGCCATATAAGGAGGTACCTCTGGGTTCTGGGCATTTGCGTAGGATTTAACTACGTCAGTAGGAAGATCTTTAAGATGTTCCTGAATTTGTATCAGATTCATTTTCTTTATCCTTATGGACCTAAATCAATACCCAGTTTCTGTAAGAGTGAATTAATATCTTTAAAGCCTAAAGCTTCTGCAACTTTGGTTCCGCCACCAAGCATAGCCAAAATATTACCTATATCGCTCATTTGGGCTGGAGTATTTGAAACAGAAGAAACGGGTAAACCTGTTATCGCATTGCGCATGTAATCCACTTGCTGGTAAGGGAACTGGCGTTGTTTTTCAAATTCAGCCAAATCAGCAGCAACGCCCTCAGACTCAATGTTGCGCTGAGTTGCACCTGTGCTTGACATCAAATCAGCTAGGGTTTTTGCCTGATTTTGTTCAGTATTAAACTGCCCCATTGCTCTGTCATAAGCATTAGCGTAGCCCGCACCAACAGTTTTGTTTTGCTCTTGCATCAAGTTACGCTGTGTTTCAGCATCCATAATGGCTTGCCTGCTTCCTCCAAACGCACCAGCATTTGCCATCTTCCCGGCGTTTTGCATTTGCGTTATTTGAGATTGCCTGCGCAGTTCTTCTAGTTGCGGGTTTAGAACGGACTGCAAATATGGATTCATGTACTGAGCAGCTAATCCTGGCGTACCAGTTGCGTCGCCAACAAGCTTTCCATCATCACCGTAAGTTGGAAGTTTATAAGCGTCAGCAGAACTAAAACTTTTACCCAGATTGCTTGGGAAGTTAAGTGACTCTATGCCTTTGAATACTTTATTCTGTATATCAGACGCTCCTGCGGTAAGAGGTCCTTTATACGTTTCATAAGGAGTACCAGCTAAAGCTTTGGCTTTACCCAAATAATCCGTAATGTAAGGAGCGGCCCAGTCTGATAAACCTTGAGCGTTTGTGCCGCCAGCGGTTAAGTTGTTGTCAAGTGTAGAAGGAGAATTGATAGGCATGATTATTCCTTATGCTGGCAAGTACTTTGCTGCCTTTGTATTGGCTGCAACGTTTTTGGTTTTACGGCGGACTTTTTGGACTCGGTCCATCATCTCATACAAACGCTTAGCGCCTGCATCTGTAGAACCGTTTCCAAGCTCAGAAACAATTCTTGCTGGTATAACAAACTCGCCGTTAGCTAAACGGGCAGGTTGTTTTTTACCAATTATGGCAGGAATTGAGTCAGAAACACCATCCCCTGGTCCTTGAAGCAACCTTCCGCCATCGGAGTAACTTCCTAAGCCGCCAAGCGACATTAGGCCGCCGCCAGCAGCTTTTGGGGTATAGGTGGTGGGAGAGAAGTAGGTAACCCCACCCTGCCCAGGCCGGTAAGGCGTATTTGGGTTTATCCCTTTTTTATTTACATCGTATGGAAGTTGAGTCCTTGTGGCTGTAAGCTCTGGGATGGTGGCCGTGCTGGCCGCTGGCGCGTTGCTTCCCTTGTTCATCATGGACATTAAAGCCAGCAAACCTAATGTTCCGCCAAAGCCTATTCCTGATCCTGTGCTAGATTTACCAGTTAACGCACCTTTTGCCTTATCCAGTAAATCTGTTATACCACTCTTTGAGCCAGCAACAGTAGTTCCAGCAGCGGCAGCTAGCTCTGCTGGAGTTAACATGCCTTCAGCCGCCGCTTTTGCGCCAGCAGAACCAGGGCCAAGTCCAGAAGCAATAGCTTCTTTTAAAGATGTTGATTTAATAACATCTGTTCCACCTGGACCGTTACCTGCCCCGGCTTTTGCAGATCCTCCAGCATCAATGTAATCTTGCGCCCCTTGTTTGGCCATTTCTACCAAAGCTGGAGTAGCGCCTTCTGTTACTACACCCGAAGCAGCGGCCAATTCAGCAGGTGTTAAAGCTCCGGTAGCGGCACCAGTAGCACCAGCAGATCCCGGAGTAAATGTGCCAGAAGCTACCATTTCGTTTAAAGAAGTAGTAGCGCCTGGCAAAGAAGCTACTTCTGAAGCCGGTAATGCTGCGAGTTCAGTACCCAATGATCCAATCCCACCAGCAGCAGCCAATTCTGCTCCCGTCAATGCGCCTGATGCAGCCCCTAGGGCACCAGCAGATCCCGGAGTAAATGTACCAGCGGCAATCATTTCCGGGGAAAATGCAGCCGCAGTACCCAACGAGCCAATCCCAGTTGCCGCACCTGGCAATGACGCCAATTGAGCGCCAGTCAAAGCTCCTTCTGCTGCGCCTAATGTGCCAGCTCCAGCGGCAGTAGCACCTGCACCACCAGCCAACATTGGCAAAAGATAATTTGCACCAAAAGCAGTTAACGCTAATGGCGCAAGGTCTTTGATTAGAGTGCCTAAATTTTGCCTGTCAACAATAGACGTTTGTTTTCCGCTAGTATCAAAATTAACGTACTGGCTTTTCCCGTTATCGTAACGGTAACCGATTGGTGCGCCGTATTCTTGCGTAACTGTTCCTCGACCATGAGCTGTTTCTCCAACTGCATAAACAGGCTCAAGTTCTCCGCCTACTTGTTTTTCAATTGCAAGAATTTCTGGGGGTTTTGGAACCGATATTTTTCCAGCTCTAACAGTTTCTGGATCTGGCTCGTACCCAATAATTTTATTGTTTCCTTGTCTATCAATCGAATAAATTGGTTTTCCTAAATCTTTAACTTTAGGAACTTTTGCAGAGATGCCAGCGCCCACTGATTCAGCGTTTATAGCAGAAGCAACGTTGGCAGGTAAATCAGCAATTCCGCCACTAATAGAAGTAGGCGTTAATTGTTTTTCTCTAATAAATTGTTTGCCGTCACTTTTTTCATCTATAAGATCTAAATCATTTTGATCAATGTATTTTTTTGTCATAATTAAAATTCCTTAAGGTAAGGCTGATACAAATGTCATTGTGGCTACCACAGACTGTGTTGCCGGTCGTGTTGGGCCGGTTGAAGCTGGGTAATATTGAATGGTCACAGAATTAAGCGTGGTTGACCAGTAAATTTCTATGTAGTCGTTAGCCGCCATACTGACATAGTAGTTCCACCCAATAATCTCATGGGCTTCTTCACCGGCTGACGCGCTTTTTCTTGCTGGAATAGAAACAAAGCCCGTTGAACCTGTAATGTCTGTTCCATTTTGGCGCAACCAAATGCTGATGTCTTGAATGGCGTTATCTGTGTTTTGGAACTGGGCACTAAATTGCAGGTTGTATATACCGGCATTAGCTACCGTTATCTTGGAAGAGTTAATTGACACGCCATTGGCAAAATCCGTTGTGTTCAACGTCATCAGCGTGGCTGTATTTGCCGTAGTGCTTTGATCTTGATCGCTGGAAAAAGCGCCATATGGAAACCGTACCCCAGCAATACCGCCCGAAGTTGATAACTGCCCAAGAATATTGTCAAGCTGGTTAAAGTACAGGCGCAGGACGTTATTCAACTGGTTGATGTAGTTCTCGTCGTACTGCTTGGTAGCCGCAGGCAAGCGCGGCGCAACCACCCGGTTAAGCTCGTACTGGGAAGTAACAACGTAGCTCATCGACGCCCATCCGGTCGAATGTCAATACGGGGCGCACCAAGCTGCCACTGCGTACCAATAGTGTTAGATGTGATTTTCATCTGCATCTGGCGACCACGAATCCTGATGTAAACCTGACCTGTGTACTCATCAACATTGATGACTGAAGGAGCGGTTCCGTTATACGTTACTCCCGCATTACCAGACTGCGTAATACCAGAACCGGAGTTATTTAGCCCTTGCAAGTACATAGTGACCGCTGGTGTTGTTCCCCCCGTTGATCCCCGGAAAGTCAAGTCTGGAATCATGCGGTACACAAAGGCAAAATTGTGGCCGTCCCCGATGTCGTACTGGGCCGAAGTTATGCTTGCCTCAATGGGTAACGTGGTTGCTGTTTCGTTGTCATCCACGCCGTACTCATGCTGTACGATGTTGTAGCTGTAAGTGGCAGCAAGTGGATATTGCCGCAAACCTGTATCCAGCCAAGCTGTACGAGCCATTGAGCCATACTGCCAAATATCTTCAGCGTAGTTGTAAATAACGTATTTGTCTATTGTGTTGCTGTTTGCTGAACAGTAAAAAAACCAGACTTCGTTAAAGCCTTCGTTAGTGCTTGCAAATATTTGGTCATACTGCAAAGGATTAATATCGCTGTAAATATACTGACGCAAGTCACAGCGAAGCGTTTGAACCCTACCATCGTATTTGTAGAACTTGTCTACGCCCATCCAGTAAGTAATACCCGAAGCCATAGCCGCCGCATTAGGGCCAGCAATAGATATGTTGTCTGCAAGAAGTTGCGTACTCCAAACATACGGAGGCCCGAGGTACTGCAACGAGTACAACGCTTGGTCAGTCCAGACCACGATTTCTTGACGGCTTTGCAATGTTGTGACAATTTTGGAGCCATGCGATAAACGCACGCTGCCTGCTTGATTGGTAACCGCCGGGTACCACGTAGTCAATGACTCCTGATCTGACCAGCGGATCAGCATTGGGTCAAGCGTGGTGCTTCCATAATCATTTGTACCAAACACAAGCAAAAACCGACTTGCGTCAGACACAGTAAGGGTGTTTTGGTACAGCGGGCAGTAACCATCAGAACCGGGAAGCTGCGACAACAACATCCCGCGTTGAGAAATATACTGTACGCCCGATTGAGTACCGGATGTGTTAATTGACGCCCCGCCGGAAGTGGCGGCAAGGTTGTAAGTCGTAGCAGTAATGTACTTGACGTAGTAAGTAACACCCGGCAATAAACCAGTAGGTAGTGCGCCCGTGGTAGTGAATGTAATAGGTGTTCCGTCTGCAAGGGTTGTTGTAGTTGTCATTACGCAAGGAGAAGCAATGGATAGCGTAACAACTATTCCTCCAGCGTTACTTATACCAATGGTTGCATCCCAGTAATACATAGGCCCGCCGCGAGGGCCATACACCAAGTTTTGCCCCCAGTTAATTTGGCTCCAAATACGAAGAGCATCCGTAGAAGAAGTTCCAATACCCCACGCACCCGACCCCCACATACTTGCCCCCCAGCCAGAAAGAGGGACTGTGTAGGACGGCCCAGTATTAATTTGATAAACAGCATAGACTGTCCCGCCCCCAGTAGCGGCGGTGGCGGCTGCGGAAATAGTGATGTTGTATGTATTTACCGTTAAAAGCGTTATTTGGTACTCACCAACAATAGTCTGCCCGCCAACAGAAGTACCGCCATAGAAGGTTACAAAATCCCCATTAAGAGCGCCATGCCCCGCATCAGTAACAAGCACTGTTGTGGTGCCGTTAGTAGTAAATGGGTTAGTCAGCGTGTGTTCTGCGCGAATTGGGGTAATGTCGTAATAAGCACCGCCGTTTTCAATATAAAACTTGTAGTTCGTGCCAACGCCAAGTAGGTTTTGTGCGCTAAGCGTTACCCAGTTCCATAGTGATCGACATAAACCTAAAAACGTATTGGCAGAAATACGTTGCCAGCCACCAATTTTTTCGGGCGTGCCTTGGCGAAACCGAACTTTGTCGGACTCATACCAGCCCCCCTCGTTGGTGTACCGAGTGTTTTCCCGGTTAACCCCCGGCTTGAGCAGCAGTTTTTGTAGAGGCATTGTGTGTCCTTACACATTTCTTTCAAAATGCGGGCAATCGACCAGCGACTTGAAGTTGCCGCCCCATCGGTTTTTGGGGTTTAATGACTCCCAGTACGCGCCCAAGAGGGCCAAAACCCCCTTATCCCAAATTATCTTCCCGTCTTTAAAGAAGTTCAAGTCAATGGCGCACCTTTTAAGGTGGATGGACTGCATGGTTTTGGAACGCCCGGTTTTGAAGTAGATGGCTTGCTGCTCAGGCGTGCGGGCTAGTTCCCCACCAGTGACCACAAAACCCTGCTCTGTGGCGTATTGGATGAGTTTGCACATGTCCAGCAAGAATGCTGCCTGCTCTTGATTTAGGCTCATTTTGCACTCCTTATGTCTGCCAGCTTCTCAATCGTCCTGCCACCAAAATAAGCGCCCATGATAAGCATACCCCAGTTTCCAAGCAGGGTCACATAAGACTGGTTGGCGTTCAAGCCAAAGGCGGACATCATGGCGAAAAGGAAGTAGCCCATGAAAATGGCTACAAGGCTCAAGGGACGAATGTTTTTGGATAGCCAAGAGTCAGCCCCCATGTCGGCCTTCCACCGCTCAGACACGTTATTGTCCTCGTTTTGCGCAGCCGCAGCAAATACCTTGAGGGTTTCCAAATCCTGTTTGGCTTTTTCAATCCCTAGTTCCAACAAACGTTCCTCGTGGTCGTACTGAAGCTGGCGCAGCTTGGCCACATCTTCAGGGGTAGGAGCATCGGGGATTTTTATGCCAAGGGTGTTTTCAACAACTTCCTTGCCTTTGGCTTGCAGCGCAGAGGACAAAAGACCAAGGCCGTTTTCAGCAAGAGTGCCAAGCAGCGAAGCGACAATCGGTATCATGTTTTCTCCATTAAAAGCGTTAACCACCAAGCGGACATGCCGAGCAAAAGAAGGACAAGTGCTGCGGCAATAAGCCAAGTAATCAGGTCTTCAATTTCTTCCTTGCGTTTTTGCGCGTTTTTTTCTGCCAGTATCTCTTCTGTCTTGCGCTTTTGGATAATGTTATTGCGCTCTACCAAAAGCTGCTGCCACAAATCCGCATGCCCACTCATTACCATCCAGTTGTTTAACTCCCGCTCGGCATCGTTAAGCGCCTTGGCGTGCATCACTATCTCAAATGCCGCCGCCGTATCTGATTTTGCAAAACTGGACTTAGGCTTGGATGCGGCTTTCTGCACCACATCTTTTGCCTCAAAAAACTTCATCATCTCCCCGCCAATGGCGTGGATGTCTTTGCCCATTTTGATTGCTGCCTGCACCCCTTTTATCGCGGCTTGGGCAGTCGCAAAGGCGGTTACAGGGTCAATCATTTTTATTTAGGTTAACGTTACCCCAAAACTGCGCGTAAGGGGGATAAATCCTCAACAGTCCAAAAAGGCTTATCAAGCATTATTTTGATGTGAGCCTTGTTGCGCTCAACAGCATCTGCCCAATCCGCATCGGTCATTTGCTCTGACTTTCCGTTGTTGATGTAGGCAACAGACGCCATTGCACCTTCGTATAGACGCGCAATTTCCTCGACAGAAGGCGTCGGTATTTCTTGCTGTACTGGGTTTGGTACTCTTAAATCTTCAGTCATGTTTAATCCTTTAATTAGATACGGTACATCACAAAAGTGTTTGCTGCGGTCTTTCTTACCCTGTATGTAGCCGAAGTTCCAGTGCTTATCCCCATAGACCCAAGGGATGTAATACCGGTGTTAACTGTTATACCAATCGTCCCAGACGCAGTATTTACAATGCTAAAGTTAAACGCAAAATCTGTGGGGCAACCTACCAGAGCCGTATCCAAAGAAGTGCCAAGTGGCATTGTCACGTTGTAAGTGGTTCCAGTAGTGTTTATCAACCCACCTAGCACTTGTGCGCCCGTTAAAGTAACGGCAGAGCTAATGCTTGCTGGAGCGCCTTGAGCAGTAAGGCTGACACCAGAAGAATTAAACACTTGGCGTATGTTGCTCTGCCCGTCAGCAAAAACAACAAAGTTACTGGCGGTGCGGATATCTAAACCGCCGCTATTGCCTGTGTATGGCCCTATAACAACATTGTACTGACCGGTTGTTATGGCGTATCCAGCAGCGGTAGATGCGGTGCTACTAGACCCAATCAATACGTTTTGAGAACCAGTAGTAAGACTGTAACCAGCACTTGCACCAATAACAGTGTTGTACGCACCAGTAGTAAGAGTATTAAAAACGGCTCGATAACCAATGACGGTGTTGTACCCACCAGTGTTGCTTGCTGGAGTAGCAGAACCATACAAAGACTGATAGCCAATAGAAGTATTCCCGTCAGCCCTCATATAATATTGAGCTTGAGAGCCAATAGACGTGATGTTTGAATTTGTTTGGTTGTTATATAGACTGTTTAACCCAAGCGCAGTATTATCGCTGCCTGTCGTACCGCTATAAGCTGCGCCGGAACCAATAAACGTATTATTTGTTCCACTAGTAGTGCTGTATCCAGCTACAGTACCGACCGCTGTATTATAACTGGCTGTATTGGAAAACAGGGATTGGTGCCCTACAGCGGTAATATTAAAGCTGTTACTGTTAACAGCATTTCCGTAATTTGCTTGATAACCAATAACGGTGTTTTGAGAACCGTAGTTATATTGTGATGCCTGATACCCAATCGCCACGGTGCTGTTAGTTTGATAAAAACCACCGAATGCACCTGCTTGGTAGCCAATAACTACGCTGTAGTCCGCATTTTTTAAGTAGTACCCTGCTGAATACCCTACTGCAACCGCCCCCGTAGGGCCAACGCTTGCTGACGCATTTAAGGCGTAAGCACCAAGGACTGTGTTGTAAGATGCTGAACTCTGTAACCCGTACCCTGTATCAGGCCCTAAAAAAGTATTACTAATTCCCGTTGTAATAGGATTACCAGCCCTGTATCCTATTGCTGTGTTACTACTACCTGTTGAGTTAGACGGTAATACGCTATTGCCTAAAACTGTATTAGTCGATATAGCACCTGCGCCACGACCCACGCGAACACCATAGACTTGTGCATCGCTATTAGCCACATCCAGCTTGTAACTCGGCGCACTTGTCCCAATCCCCACGTTGCCGCTGGAGTCGATACGCATACGCTCGGTGCCGCTAGTGGCAAAGCCAACTGGGTATGCGCTGACAGTACCAAATACTGCCTCATAAGCCGCTGTACCCGTAAACAAAGACCCGCCAGCGCTACTTTCAACACCAAGATAAGTAAAGCCACCAGTGTTGTTTAAGAAATGTGCAACGTAGTTTGTCCCCGTGGTAGATTTCAGTTGTGTGGATGCAGTTGCGCCCTGCACATCCAGCTTGTAACTCGGCGAACTTGTTCCTATTCCCACGTTGCCGCTGGAGTCTTTGTAAATTTGGTTTGTGCCAATGGCAATAACACCAGTGGAGCCTGTTAATGTCCCGGTGTATGTCAGGTTTGTGAACGTGCCTGCGCCACCCGGTGCGTTTGATAGCTTGGCGTAGTCTGAGCCATTCCAATAAATATGGGCGCTCTCGCCGTTGACCATCGTAACGCCGGTGGTTGCTGCGCCCTTGACAGTCAACGCAAATCCGCCAGTGGTATTGTTGTTGATGACGTATTGACGGCTGCTGCTAGGCAAAATCAAGTTACGCGCTGCGGTCATTGCCCCACTAATGTTTAATATGGCGTACTGCGCAGTAGTCGAGCCGATGTTAGTGGCGGAACTTGTTCCTTGTGTAAGCGATAGCGTAACGTCAGTCGTAGTAATAGTTATTGCCAAACCGCCCGCAATAGCAATGTCCAAGTAAGATGTAACGCTGTTGTTTACATCATCGCCCCATGTACCGGACTCCGTGCCGGTTACCGGCTGCCCAAGAGCTAGATTGGTGGTGTAATTGACTGTCATTTTTTACCCCTAAGTGGTAGTCGAAAACCAAGAATATGCCGGATAAGCAACCCCGTAATTTATAACTGGATCAATTGCAACTTGCAAAAATTTTTGCACAGTAACAGTGTTGTACGCAATTACTTGCACTGGATTGTTATTGGTTGGGTCATTGTAGACCCCGTATGTTAGAGCAGCCATATTAAGAAGTTTGTGCTAAAAAACCCACCATTGGGCCACTGTTAAAAAACAAGTAAGTGTTACCGTTTACTAACACTGTATCTCCAGAATTTCCAAGTCCAGCTTTTGTCCAGTATGCGTTATACACGCCAGTCACATACATTGTTGGGTAACCATATTGTCCGGGTTGAACATAGATTGGACTTACCTGATATTTGGGAAGACCTGCTGCATCAATACTATTTGCACGCATAAGTGTGCCGCCAGAACACAACCAGTTTTGTGAGTTGGTGTTTGTAACGCCACCACCGTTAACCGCTTCAACTGGCCCATAGACTGTTCCTGTATTTACATCAGTAATGTTCATCACACAACTTGCAAATACATTCGCGGTTTGCGTTGAGCCTGTTTGTGGGATCACGGATGTGTATACACCCGTTTTTCCACTGGAAGCACCGGAGCAATCTCCATTTTGCCAAACAACTACTGGCGCGGTTCCATAAAAACGATGTGGGTCGGTCATAGACGTTTCCCAAACACCCATCAATCCTAGATTTTCGGCAATTAACGTGATGCCTCTTGCCGTAGCAACCAAATGGATTGTTGCACCTGCACCAAACAGCATTGCTGTTCTGTTGACAGTTGTAAGAACCGTGTTAGCTGAGTAAATGCGTATTCCCTCATTTGTAGCTACACCAAGCGAAGTAACAGACCTTGCAGCGGTCATGTTTATGTATTGATTCGTGGTAGTAGCGGCTCCACCATTAGGAACAGCAGGAGAAAAAGTTGCGTATTTAAGCGTAGCGCCTTCAATGCAAGGTGCAGAAATTGCCCATAAAGATGGTGTAGCTAAACCACCGTTGTAATCAGATACAGACGTTGATGGTGCAGCGCCTTGGTCAGCCGCTACGGTACTTCCGACATAAGTCCAACCAGCAGGAGTTGCATCTACAACAACTGATGTAGATGCGTTAAACGCGGTCAACAAAGATGTCGATGGAGTAGCAGAAGTAAGCAAGCGAATAATGTCGCGTATGTAGTACCAAGACGCGGATGCTGTTGCAGGGGTGACAAGTTTTACGTACATTTTTACATCCTTGAAATACGGCTGTCTTGCGGCACAGTGCCATCCGTAGTGACAAAGTACACGGTTTGAGTAGTACCGTCAACAATGTAGTTAAAACTGATGCCATTGGCAATCATAAGGTCAGACAATTCTTCCGCTGTGCCATTAAAAATGTACACAACGTCAGTGCCAAAATAGGTTTGAATTTGTTCTGGTGTCATGGCTATGTTGAAGTGTATGTATACGATACTTGAACTTTTAATCCTGA